GACAAAAGGTATATCCTTACCGATTTACGGAAAGAATATCCTGAACTTAATCGCATTGATGAGTTTAAGTCACTCAAAACATGGCAAATGTATTTTGTGTGGCTATACGCAAGTCCTTGCAGTCCTTATAGTAAAACAGAAATACCTGAGGGCGTAAGGCGTAAGAATGCTACTGAAAGGGCGTTATACGATGGCGTAAACAATAGACTAAGACTTGGGGTATCTGATGAGGAATATGCTAACTACAAGCGTGGTGTGTTCCCTGAAGAAGTAAATTCCGCTATCCGCAGAATGGAAATGTTTAATCCTAATGCGAGGTTTAAGGCGAGGTTGGCAGCAGAAAAGATTCTTGATGACTTTATGGTGTTTTTAGATAGAAGTCCGCACGAAATTACGGACACAGAAGAACGCAAGAAGTATGTAGAAATGTGTGTGAAAATACACGATGAACTGCCAACGATTATTAAAAATGTTGAAGAAGGATATGGGGTTCGTACAGTTACTAAAAAGGTGGAAATTGAGGGTATGAAAGGGCGAACTTTAATGGATATGGCTCACGAAAGAGAAAAACAAGAACGATGAACTACTCTACAATAGGCGTAAGACCAAACAGGATTACCGGAATTGATGGTAAGAAAAACGAAGAGTACGACTTAGCGTGGGCGAACTATATCATAAGCAGAGTATTTGATTGGAGGCTGGATTTTTTCAGGGTTAAAACCGACACTAATTGGATGTTTCTTTTGGCTAACTACCAAATGAAATGGCAATGGATGTTGGATGAAGATATTGATACATTCCTGAATGATGAAAGCGGACAACCTAATGGGCGTATTCGGTGGCAGGATAATATCATGGCTCCCGTACTTCGTCAATATGTGGGTAATGCTATTCGTACAAGTTTTGAGTACAGGGCAGAACCTTTAAGCGAAAGCGTACAGCAAAAGCGTGACCAAGAAATGACCAAAATGATGGTTATTTCACAGATTGCCCAAGAAATGGGCGGTATATTCAAGGATATGCTTCAAGACCAATTCCCTATTGGAGAAGGTCCCGAGGACGCAGAAAGGCTATTTGATGGTTATTACTTTGATTCCCTTACCCGTGATGTAAACAACCTTATCAAAGTTGTTGCTGACAGAAACGATGTAAACGGGAAGTTAAAGAAGTGGATGACCAAGCAGTTGTGTGCTTCAGGAATGTGTGTTGTTTTCAACAAAGAACACTTCGGGCACCAAGTATTTGAGGGATTGGATAGTAGATATTTCTTTTGGGATATAAGTGCTCAAAGGGATGATTTATCCGATTCTATGTATATGGGGCATAAGGCATATCTTGACCCTACTTACATTTATGAGAAATATCCTGACCTAACGATAGAAGAGTGTGAAACTATTGAGAAGATTGCCAACTATCAAAACAATGGCGATCAATTTGACAATGGCATTTGGAATGGTGACAAGACTGGACGAGTTACTACTTATTACGCTTTTTGGCGTGATATTGAAGAACATGAATATGGTGTTGTTTCCGATGAAATGGGCAATGAGTTATTTGTCAGAATAAATTTTGAAGGTGGCAAATACACAGATAAAGACCTAATTGAAGCCACAGACGAGAAGTACAAAAAGATTCTAAGCCAAGGTACAGGAAAGCGTAGAGGCAATAAGAAGAAAAGAAAGTTCAATGCCGATGTAATTAGGTATTGTGTTTTCGTTTATGATGTTTCCGGAGGACCAATAGGTGATGCAGAAGATATGTCTCCGATTGTACTTGAAAGTGGCATAATGCCTTATCAGGAAACAACGAGTTTAGACCCAAGTAGTGCGAGATTCCCATACGCAGTTCAAACCTTTGAGTATTGGAATGGATTAGTTGTAAGTCCTTTGGATTCTATGATTGACCCACAGCGTATGATTAACCGCTATTGGTCAGCACAGGAACACCAAATCAATCGTGCTACTCCTCCAATTACTTTAATTGACAGAGGCGTAATTGACGAGGAAGAAGGGGAAGAAGGACTTCGTAGAAATATCCGTAATGGAGACCCTGTACTTGTAAATGGCAAGTTCAGTTTGAACAATGCCGTTGCTAATTTACCTGGTTCAAGTTTAAGTGGATTCCAATACCTAAGTGCTGCAATCGGTCAGGTTAAGACTGCTGCCTTGGCTATTACAGGCGTAAACGAGCAAATGCTTGGCACAGGTAGTTTGGAACTTGTACGGAATAATCAGGCTATGATTAACAGGGGTACTCTTATTCAGGAGGACTTCTATTTCAGTTTAGCGGATTGTATCAAGCAGATTTACCAAAGTATTGCCAACAGAGGAAGAAAGATATATGCCGATAGTCCACACACTTTGATTAATGCAGTAGGGGATGAGGGTGCTGAAAGAGTTAGCTTCACAAGTGAAGATTTGTTGGCTGACTTCCGTATTAGTTTACAGCGTAGCGAACCTGAAAAAGAGTTGATTAACCAAGGTAATGTTATTGCGATGCAGTTACTTCAAATGCAGTTGCTTGACGAAAATACGGTTAGTAAGATTCTCAACCTTTGTACTCCTTCAGAGGTATATAGTGCAAGTCGCAGATACCTGAAAATGAAGCAAGAAATTGCAAGACAGCAGGAAGAGGCAATGGCAGCACAGGGAATGCAAATGGAAGCACAGGCACAGCAACAGCAGGTTGATAATCAGTTGATGCAGTTAGCACAAATGGAGAATGCCAATCAGAATATGGCAGACAACAGGGATGCTAAGTTGATGGAAACAATGATGAAATCCGAGGCACAAATAGCAAGTAGGCAACAGCCTCGTGGTGGCGGTGCTCCAAACCAAGTAATGTAACTTTTAATTTCTATTTATATGAAAATGTCCGTTTCAAAAATGAAAATGAGTACTGGTGGCGGTAAAAAGACTGCTAAGAAAAGTGCTCCTGCCAAAAAATCTGCTATGAAAAAAGTAGTAGGCATGGCAAAAAAAGCCATGAAAGGCGGTAAAATGTCCGGTGGAATGTACTAAGACTACCAAAACGAAAGAGTGCCCGGGCTTCAGCAACCCGGGCATTTGTTTTTTATAGCATGTCCACTTTTTTGTACGAACAAAAAATTATATATAACTTTGTCTAAAATAATGGACAAAGTATGTCAGAACAACAAGTAACTTTTAGCCCTGAACAAGAAGCACAAGTAAGGGCTGCTATGCAGGATAATCCCTTTGCGGATGACCTGACCCCCGAGGAATTTGCCTTGATATTTGGAGATGGCACAACAACAGAAACACAGCCTCCAATAACAGACGAACCACCTTCCACTCCTGACAATGACAATCAGGACTATCAGGATGAACCTGAAACACCACCTGCAAAAGATGAACCTGAAACAGAGGTAGGAACAGAGGAAGAGGAAGATGATGATGAACCAAGTATCTTTCAGTCAAAGAAAGGTTCTAAGGTAAACTTCAAGGATGAATCCGATGCAAAGAAGTATGTAAAAGAAAAACTTGGCTTTGATGTGAGCACTCCTGCAGGTTACGCTAAACTCGTTGAGGCGTACAACAAACAGAGGTCAAATGCACAAAAAGCCACAGAGTTAGAAAAATTCAAGGAAGAAATAGAAACAGCCTTTGCTGAAATGCCTCCTGAAATTGTTAAGGCTATTGAAGCCTACAATAACGGACAGGATTGGAAAGACGCAATAAAGACTGCTCCTGCTTTAAGACTTGATTTTAATAAGGACTTGGAAAGTCAAGACAAATGGGCGTTAATCGAAGCCTACGCACCAGATGAATTGACCCGTGAGGAATACGAGGATGACCCCGATTCCCGAGAAGTCCAACGCTTGTTGAGGGTTGCCGAGAAGGCTTTCCGACTTGACAAACAACAGAATGACCGACAGGTTGCTGAGGCAAAGCGTGTCCAAGAACAAAAGGTGAAAACCTTTAGGGATTCCGCACTTAGTTCGCTTGAACAGGTCAAAGCCGACTTCCCTGGCATGGATGAAAAAGAGTTAAAAAAACTCGAAAAAACATTGACAGGTGGCGGTTTAGGTTCTGAGTTTTTCAATAAGGATGGCACATATCGGGCAGACGCTGCTAAGAAACTTGCGTTAATTCAGTATGCTCCTACGGAGATTGACAGGCTCGCTAAGAAACTTTCTAAGTTGCAACAGAAGAACAAGGAGCTTAGTGACCAACTTGCCGGAGTGGTAAGCCGTGGGAGAGATACCATTAACGATGAGAAAGGTGGCAGGAACGAACTGCAAGACCCGAAAATGGCAAACATTCCAGCATGGCTTCGAGATTAACAATTTAACTTTTAGCACAGAAAATGGCAAGTACACAGTACACCCCACCCAATGCGGCGTATAATAATAACTCCGCTAACCCCCTTGGTTCCTTTTGGGGCCAACTCACAGGTCGTGAGCAAGCGATTCTTGAAAGAATTGTTTACAACAAAATCGTTGATTCTGCCCCACAGCAGTTCTATGATTTGAAACTTCTTATGGACAAAACTCCGGAACAAAAAACTTCCGATGAACATGAGTGGTTCGAGGCTCCTTATGACCGTTATGGTTTACCAGTAAATGCATCAAGCGTTGCCGTTACTTGGCCAACCACTCAGAATGTTACCTTGGTTTCAGGTGATAATGTTACCTTGAACATGGTATTGACTTACCCTAACAACAAGCAGGGTACAGTTACAGCCATTGTTGGTAATGTAATTACCGTTACTCCAATGCAGAATGATAGCCTTCCTGCTATCGGTGCTGGTGATGTTTTGACTTTCGCTTCTCAGGTTGAAGGTGATTCTTCTACCAACATTACTAACTACTATCGTTTGAACTTACAGCGTAAATACAACTACATTTACCTGTTGTCTATCGGTATGCGTTATGGTTTTGTTGAGATGTTGAAGTACAAATCCAACAACTACCTACCCCAATTCCTTGCAAAAGAGCGTGACCGTATGTTGCAGAACTTCCGTGTTTCTATGTCCAACCAGTTGTGGATGGGTAAGAAAGGCATGATGTTCTTGGCTGATGGTAGCCGTGTTAAGATGATGGGTGGTATCCTCAACGAAATGTTGGCCGCAGGTTCTCCTACTATTTCTACTCCTGTAAGTTCTTTCGGTGATGCTGTTGAGGCTTCATTATTGAACACTATGGGTGGTCCATTAGGTCAGGAGAAATTCTTGTTCGCTACACCTACTCGTATCCTTCAACTTTCTAAGCAGTTCAAATCTGCCCTTACTCGTTACACTCCTAACGATATGGTTGCTAAATTGAACCTGAATAAGATTGACCTTGGATCTGCTTCTGCGGTACTTGTACCAAACTTGCGTTTCCAAGACCGTTCTTCTTACCCTGCTGCTTGGGAAAACTACGCTTTCGTACTCCAAAAAGAAAATATCAAAACAGTAAAACTGTTAGGATACGATTCTGCTTGGACTTTGGAGCCTCGTAACAATGGCGGTCCTACTTTGAACAACTTCTATGAATTTGGAATGAGTTCTTCTTTGGGCTTGCAGTTCGAAGCACCACAGTACTCTGCATTGATTACAATCCAGTAATTCGTGTTTAATTGGTGAACATCCGGGGAGGGCATTAAAATCCTCCCCGGAATACCAATACAACTATTAATTTTCAATAAAAACAGATATGTCACAGAATCAGAAGCCGAATGAAGGCAAAAACCCCGTAAGCAACGGAGGTAATAAGCAAGGTGAATTGCCTTTGACTGAAAAGGAAGTTCACGATAATTCTTTGACTGGGCAAATTACTATTCAGGATAAAGATGGTAAGCCAGTCGTAATTTCACTTGACCAATTGAGGGCTATCCAAGATAGCATTGGTCCTCGTGTAGTACAAATTGCAGAACAGCACAGCAAGGCAAAAGAAGTTGCTGATAGAACCATTAACCCTGAATTGCAATATCGGGTTGAGGACTATTTAGATGAGCCTGTTGTATTCTTTTCTTTGCGTAGAGAGTTCTTGGACTTTGGTAGTTTTGACCACAAAACAGGTCGTTACCACATTCCTCCTTTCCGTGATGAAAGTAAACCTAAGAATGAAAACGGAGAATATCCTGTAAAACCAATCCATTTTAAGTTTGCCTATGCTGAAAAGGTAGCAAACTACAAACTTGGGGAGTTCAACGATATTCCGTTTTGCACTTACTATTGCCGGAACCAAAAGGAATTAGACTACCTTTTGAACCACCCAAAATTGGGGATTGAGTTCTTCCGTGCAAAAAGTGAGATAACTACGAAAGATACGATTCGTGGAAGAGCCTTGGCAGATGCAGCCAACGAAGTTGATGTATTGCGTAATGACAGCGTAATTGAACGCCTTATCGGATATGGTAAGCAGGTTAGTACGGATATGCAACAGAACAGAAACGAATTGATTTCCATATTGGCAGATGACCGCCTAAGAAGTGAAGATAAGGTTATGGCTGAAAACGCTATTCTAAGTAGCGATGGTAAGCGTAAGGCTATCTTTGAAATGGGTACAAACAAACCTGCCGTAATTGAACGGACATAACAATTAAAAGTGAATGATACAGGTACAGACTATCATAGACAGAATTAAGTCGGCTTTGGATGCCGAGGGAAGTGATTATTACAACTTCAATCGGGATTTCAAACCTGCAATAAACTATGCCTTGGAATGGTCTGTATCTGTAATCAGTCCTTATATTGGGCAAAAGAAGTTTTCCGAGGAGTTGTTCAGGGAGCTTACTTTCAGTAAAATTTGGCAGACAAGTCAATACAGCAGGATTAATATCAATCCTGCGGAACTGAATAATCGGGATATTTGGACTGTCCTTGCAATTTACCCTAAGCCATGGGTAGTAGTTGAGGATGCCACAGATTTGCTTCCAAACCTACCTGCACAATACTACTTGGAAATTCAGCCAAGTTTGAATCAGCAGTCCTACAATGCCCCTATTGTAACGCAAATGTATAATGCGGTAGGCAATACAACTTTGCTTCCGCACCAAAGTACATTCAGACCTGAACTTAGTTTCTTAAGAAGCAACCATAGTTGCCGTAGGGAGAACTTAGAAGTGTACGCTGTTAATAAAGGAAACCCATTTGCACCAGGGAATATTGCCTACAATGATGATGTTACCGAGTATTGCTATACTTCCTACACAGATTATACAGCGGTTTTTGGTGGCTATAAACTAAGTGTTCCAAGGGAAATAGAGGTTGCCCCATACATTCCGAATGAATTAGTGGCGGTTTTCTACATTCATACTCCTGCAGAAATTACTGCTCCGACAGATGTTATTCCATTCCCTGCAATTATGCTGAATGTTTTGGTAAGCAAAGCACTCAATTATATTGCCATCAAGCAAAACAATGGAACTAATCTGAGGGGAACAACGGATCAGGAACTTTTAACCTTATTGGGGGCAGTTGAATAATATGAAAGACAGGTCAGCCATTCTGAAAAGAGTTGGGGTAAGCGGTTTTAATAAGCCGAAAAGAACTCCAAGCCATCCTACCAAAAGCCATGTAGTTGTGGCGAAGGAAGGAGATAAAACTAAAACTATCCGTTTTGGACAGCAGGGAGTAAGTGGTAGCCCTAAAAAGAAAGGTGAAAGTCCGGCTGAAAGAAAAAGGCGTGAAAGTTTCAAGGCAAGACACGCTAAGAATATTGCAAAGGGCAAAATGAGTGCGGCCTTTTGGAGTTCGAGGGTCAAATGGTGATAGAAATTAACCAATAATCAATAACATTTTATGGCAAAAAATAATAATACCAATCCATTTGGCTCTAAAAAGAAAGCAATAGCCAATATGAGAAAGACAAAATCAGGAAGTGAAATGTATATGATAACTGATTCTGGTCAAAAAGCATCTCATAAAATGAGTTGGGTTGGTGACCCTTCTAAAAAAAGAGGCAATTTTGCAGTCTTCCCAACAATAGCACCAAAACTTGGAAAGGAAATGTCAAGAAGTCCAAAGGATTGGATTGAACAAACGCCACAACAAGCCAAGCAAAGAAATGAACTTATTAATGTTAATTCAAGACGAAAAGCCGAAAAACTTGCAGCAGGTTCTTGGAAAAAAGGTTCTGAAAAAAAAATTGCTATGGCAGAGTATAGAGCCAATAAAACTAAGCGTAAATAAAACTTCGTATATTTGTATTCAGTTCAACTAAATTTATACTTCAAACAATGAAAAAACTTTTCTTCTTTCTGTCTGTACTGCTTTTTGCAGTTGCTTGTGAGCCAAGCGTAAAGGCTCAAAACCTGACTTATTCCTTTGCAAATGGGAATATTGTTGTAAGGCGGTCTAACAATGTTGTCAAAGCATTGGCTGTTATTGGCACTTCTGTGGACACCGTTACAATTACTTCTGTTCGCTACCTTCGTTTTTCAAACAATGGTACTACACAACTGACTTTGGCGTATGGTGCTTCAAGCGATTCTATTAATGGAAGAACTTGGGTTCAGGCTCGCAACATAATTAATCAGGATATTAATAGCCAACTTGGCAATTATCTCGGTGCCTATACCAAAGCCAATTTAATTACTTCTGATACTGCTATTACAGGCAAATATTATTACGATACCGATTCTGTTACTTTTCGTTTTAAGAGGGCAGTTGGTGGTTTTCAAAGCCTTCAGCCAAAGAATTAATATTGATTTTTGCGTTGTCATTTGACAGAAACCCGAGAGTGATGACCTCGGGTTTTTTTTTATTGTCCTTTTTTCTATACATTTTCGTAACTTTGGGGTATGGCTGGATATACATACAGGGAAGTTGTCTATGATATTTGGCAATCCCTAAAACAAAACTTTGATGATGGGGAACTTACCATAGCACAGGTACTTTACCATGTCAGCGTTAGTGCTAATAGGCTGAAATTTCAGCACTTAGACAAAGAATACAAAGAACAAGGCTCCATTGGTGGAGATTATTTGCGTATTTACTCAAATATTCCTATTCAGGTAAGTAATTCTTCTACCAACCCCAATGTAATTAAGGGGAATAAGTACATTATTCTTCCTGCAAGGATACTTGACCTACCAAGAGATGGTGGAATTAAGTTTATTACCTACAATCATTTAGATCCAAACTGCTGTTATGGTCCCAATCAGGTGAATTTTACAAGAACTACACCTGGTTTTGGTATTCAAAGGCTGTATGCCAATCCGTATGAGAAGCCAAGTGAGGCTAATCCGTACTATTATTTGGTGGAGGATGAGGATGGTAATGGTGTTAGGATATATTTATTGGGTATGGAGTGTAGCAATATCAGTACTTTAAGGATTGGTTGCTATTCCTATACAACTGCAAGCGATGTAAAGAGCTTAGATGATGTGGTGGACTTGCCTGAACATTTAATTGAAGTGTTAAAATATAATGTAATAAGCCTTGGTAAGTTTGTTTTATCTACTGCTGATGATAATATTAATGATGGACAGGATACAACAACAGAGGGAGGAATAAGCCGTGCAGAGCAGTTGTATCAACAACAGGTTACTCAACAATTACAGGGAGGTAGTTAATTATGGAATGGAGTGATGTTATTACCGCTGACGATATTATATCTGAAGTGAGTATGATGCTTGACGATGCTGATATGAGTAGAGGTTTAAGCCGTGGGTACTATATGAATAGTGTTCAAAGGGCTTTTGAGGACTTGAATTTGCAGTCGTTTATGACTATCAAGACTATTGACATTGAACTTAAGCCAGGTAGATTCACTTTGGATATGCCTTCTGATAGTTTCAATATCCGTGAGATGTATATGCACAATGGTGTGTGTTGTCAGCCGGGTGGAGAAATGGCAGTAGTTCATTGGAAAAGACTTTACAATAATAGCCAAGGTGGTCCGGGATATACTGCTGCAAAGAAAGATAATCAGGCACAGGATTACTACTTCAATGCTGATGGATTTGGAAGCGATATTAATGGTCTTGGATATACTACTTACTTTGCCAATATTGAAAATAGGTTGATAATGCTTAGTAGTCCGTGTTTGGAGTATAGGTATTTGAGATTGGTTTACAATAGTATGGGTGGAGAGATAGGTGATAAGTTAGAGATACCAAGAGTAGTTCGTGAGTGCATTACTTTAATGACCGCTAAGAGGGTCTGTATGGCACTTATGGCTCGGGATGATAAGAAGTATCGGGTATTGTACCAAGTAATCACTAATGACTTAGATTCGCCAAGAGATGGTGCTTTAGCAAGAGCCAAGGTATTTCTTGTCAGAATGGGAACTTGGAAGAGAAATGAGTTTAATTTAAGAAACGAAACCGCAAAGTTTTAACAGATGCCATTACCAATACACAATCAACAGAATACACAGTTAGATGTTAAGGCATTTAACAAGGGTGCTCAATACAGCATAGAGGAGCAGTTCCTTGGACAAAGTGATAGTGGTGCTTATATTGATGCAGAGAATATGCGTCCTACTGGATTGAAAGAGGATGAAATGGCTTTGCAGAGAATTGATGGGGAGGACAAGATTTATGTGAGTGAGGATAATAGTTGCTTAAATTATTATGGTGGTACTTTTGCAAATGGAGAGTGGAGATGCTTGGGTACTATGTATGTTAAGGACAATATAGTTGAATTGTGGTGTGATGAGAACCAAATCGAGGCTCCATTCATAAGAATTAACGGGCAGATTTGTGCAGCAAGTCCACAACTACCTTTGGACATTGACTTTCCTGTTCAGTTCCATTGGAATAATACCTGTTTAGGTGGAGAGATTTATATTACCGACAACAATACTCCTCCTATTATCCTGAATGTGCAGGATATGATTGATAATAGTACAGCACCTAATTGTACTGAAAAATACTTCAATGAGTTCGATAGGAGGAGATATGAAATTAATACACAGATTCCTCCACATATACTATCTTTTGTTGAATTGACTGCTAATCCTGGTTATCCAGGTGCAACGGTTTATGGTGCAGGAGGGTTAAAAGTTGGTATGTATTCCTATTCTTTTAGGTATGTAACCAAGGATGGAGATAGAACTGCGTGGACAAATGTTACGCCTACGATACCTGTTCCGGTAAATATAAATGCAGATAGTAATCAATATCCGTACATAAAGACTTATGGTGCAGACCCAAGTACTCAAACAAAGTATGGAATTGTACTGAATTTCAGGGCTCAAAATGACTTGAACTTTGACTATATTGAGATTAAGAGGTATAGTTACAATACGGGAGTTCCGGTTGGGTTTACTCCAAGTGCGGAGTTGATAGGTACTTTGTCATTGGTTGATGGGGAAAACTCAATAAGATATATCCTTGACATAGGGGCTGTTGGGGAACCAATTACGGATGAAGAGGACACTACTACTTTTGCCCCGATTAAGGCTGCAAAAACGATAAGGTACTTTGAGAATAGATTGTATTTGATGAATATCAAGTATGAATCTATGGACTTTACACCCTCGTTTGTTTCATATCCTCCTGCAAGTCCAAGACCCAATATGTTTCCTGTTATGGCTCCATTGGGAACGGTTGGCTACAATGATGCCTACAATACTACCTATCACAGGAGTTATTTCCGTGGGGAGAAGTATGGTTTTGCGGTAGGATTTTGGAATAACTTAATGGGCAAAACTTTTGCTACGAAAGTTCCTAACTTTACCAATTACCAAATGCCTGAACGCAGGGATGAGGCAAGTGCATTGACAGGAACTTTTAGTTATACTGCAAGTGGTGCTACTACTTTGCCTACTGCTGTTGTTTATTCTACAAATAGCGATGCCCCTTGCCACGAAACATATACTCTTAGGAATGCAATAACAAAAGATGATTGCTGTTCATTTAAGAATATATCGTGTGAAGGTAATAAAGATGATTCATGTGATGCTCCACTTGGATTTAATAATATGCCAAGTTATTGTGGTGGGTGTGGGATAGCACCTGAACCATATGACGCAAGTGATATAGGTTATCAACCTCTTACTCCCATTGGCGAATCAGACCCTAATGTATCAGGACATGACTATGTAATAAATACCCGTGTTGAGAATACTTGTACTAACCTTGGTGATTATCATCCTGCTGGGTTTGCACCTGAATACTTTGCCTTAGGAATGGCATTGAATGGTATTGATACAAGTTTATTGCCAACAAACATTCAGGCATTTTCGGTACTTAGAACAAGACCTGCAGGTAGAGTTGTATTTCAGGGAATAGGTGGCTACTATCTTTATCCGAATCCGGGTGGTGATACCGACCCTGCATATAAGGCTGTAAACAAATTGTGGTTTTATGGGTTTGAGGGTACTTCAAGAGCAGGATTAATAAGTCAGGCAATTATCAATCAAATAGGTGCTAATGCAGGTGGGCAATATGAGGCTCAATTAGTTTCTCCTGTTGGTTTGTTTTCTGAAATTCCACACGGAGAAAATAGAACTTTTCTTGGAGGCAAAGACATTATTGATATGTGTTTGTATCCAAGATTCTACGAGGACAATGCTACAATAAATCTTACTCCTGACCCAACAAGCACAGGTGGATATATTCAGTTTGGAAAGTGGAGGAATGCAGGTTTCCCGGGTTCAGGATGGACTACGATTCTATCAACAAATAAAGCGAGTTTTGTTATTAACGAGTTTAGAAACGCAAATAACTCTGCTACAAATACAAGCGGTGTTGGTGCTGAGTATGTAGGTGATAGAGGGAATCAGTATTTTGTGCTTGGTACGAGCATAGATGTTTATGGTGTTCAAAGCGTTGGCTTAAATGCTTGTGATAATGCTTATGATAGTGGCGATTTAAAGTCATTTCATGAACCTTGGTACAATATCAATATTGTTGACACCTTAGCGAATGTTGCTCAGGGAGATATTACTACCTACTACGATACAGGTGCATATCAGAAACTAAAATCTTGGGTGGGCACTTACACTCCAACTTCTGCTACATTCCAACTTGCAGGGGATGAAAGATGGGAAGATGTAAGACCATATATTGCTAATACATATACAAATTTTTCATCGATTGATACAAACACAATAAACTCAATACTTGAAATTGAGTTGCCAAATGGCACTATTCAATATTGGTTGAATGCTGATAATGTGTCAAATGCAAATATTGATTTAATGATTCCGTCTTTGCCTTATACAATAGGAACAAATACTCCTGGTGGTAGTAAAGATGGAGTAACTATTTCAGGTTTTTACAGAGTTTTATTTGCCTCTCCAAGAACTTTTGTAATTGTGTTTACGGCAGGCTCAACTCCAATGACCCCACAAACCGACAGCAAAATTTACATTAAGTACGACAATGAAGTGCCTATTCGTGCTTATGGTGGAGATGCTTATACAGGAGATGATGTAGGTTGCTTTGTAGATAGACAAGTTCCTAATGGGGGTGGAAATCCGAATAATACAGGTACAAGCAGTCCGCTACCTATGAACCTTGGTTTGCCTTATTATGAGGTTCAGATAAACCCAAGAATGTTTATTACTCAGGATGCAAGGGGTGGAATATTAACAAACAAAATTCAAGATTGCAGTAAAGTAAAAAGCGATTGGGTGCGTCAAATGATTGCACTATTCAATGTAGAAAGTAGGGTTCATGTAGCATACTTCCACGAGGTTGCTAAATTAGACCCACCACAATTTCAAATGGGTAAGTTCTTTCCTGCGACAAACTACATTATGCGTCCTAATGAGTGGGAAACAACGGTTGAGGATGATAACTTCTGTGGGGGTGCAGGGATTATTTACGATACCTACAAGTCAGACTACCCAAGCGAGTGGCTTTATTGGAAATATGGTGGTTACAGATATCAACCTCAGTACAATATTGACTATATGCACATTCAGAATGTAGTTATATGGACAACAAAGCCTACTACTGGATACAGAGAACTTACAGAATTTTGTTCAAGGGTTGCGTATAGCGAAAGGAGAGATATTGCAAGGGTAGATAGTCCTGGCATAAGAACTTTCAGTCCGGCAAATATCTATGACATTGAGGACCAATCAGGCGAAATAAAGTACGCTTGGAGTGCTTTAGGTGGAAACAAGGGGAACAACCTTTATGCTGTTACCGACAGAGGTGTTTGTCTTTTAATTACAGAGGACGTGCTTATTCGTGATGCAACCTCCGAGCAAATTGCCATGGGATTGACTACTGAAAACAATGTAATTAGTGGTCAGTATTGGATAAGCAAGGAAATCGGAATGAATGATGAGGCTTGGCGGTCAAGGTCAGAGTACAATAATGCCTTGTATTTTATCAATAGAACAAGTGCATATCTGCTTGAAGATAACCAACTTACGGATATTGCAAGGGAGTTTTCTTACTTTGCAAGAATCAATCCATTCCTAAAACAAACTACACTTGGATATGAAACTTGGCTTACAAGTCTTTATGATGTCAAGTATGGGGAGTATTGGGTTCAGATTCAGGCAGGTAATGCTTCTGAAGAACCAATAGACAACTTGTTTATTTTCAGTAGAAAAAACAAAGCGTGGAACGGAACTTACTCACACAGATATGACCAATACCTAAGTTTTGACAATCAGACTTACGGAATGGGTAGATGGGCAGATGGTGGTGAGGCAGTTACTTTTGTCTTAGATACGGGAGACCAAATTAACGACAATCCAATTCAAGCAAGGGTAATTCAGTCAAGTGCCAAGAATCAGATACTTGCAAAAGAATTTCAGGGCGTAAGGGTAGTTTCAAACCAAGTTCCTTTAAGGGTTAATTTCTATGACAACCTGCAACAATACTTGTCTGGTAATATTCAAACGAGTGTATTACAAGCCAATCTTCGTGATTATGGTTCAGGTTGGGAGCAGTACATAGGCAGAAAAACGGTTGTTGGGAATGACAATCGCATGCAGGGAACTTCCATTGTTTATGAAATAATATTCCAAGGAACAGGGGATTTCAAGATAGTGAGTTCGGGAATTTATTGGAAACCTTTGGTTTAATGTGTAATTTTGGACAAATAAAATAAGGAGGAAATTATGCCATTACCATTAGTAGCATTAGCCGCAGCCCCAAAAATACTTGGGGCATTAGGAGCGATAAAAGGAGTTGCAGGTGCCGCAGGTGCCGCAGGTGCCGCAGGTGGTGGTGGTGCACTTCCAACCGCAGTTGGTGGTGCTCAACTTCTTTTGGGCAATATTCAACGGGCAAAGGCTAAGAAAATGCAACCCGGACAAGAAGATCCAATGCAAGTAACGGCTATGCAGGAGTATCAGCGTAGGGCGAATAATGCTATGACGGGTGCGAATATCAGCAATCAGATGCGTGATTTAGCACAAATGCAGGGTGCAGGAATTAAGGCATTAAGTCGTGGTGGTAATATCAATCAGTTTGGTCAGGTATCAAGAATGCAGAGTAAGGCTTTGAATGATATTTTGGCACAGGGACAACAAACGGAATTGAGTTATAGAAATATGTTTAACCAAGCACTTGAATCTGTTGCTGACCGTAGAATGAGAGTTCAAAGTAAGGCTGCGGATGCTATGAATATGAGGGCTGAAAAGAATATTGCAGCAGGAACGCAGGGCATTATGGCAGGATTGACTAAGATGGGTGGAGGTTCTACAAGTAGTTCAGCAGGAGGGTCGCAAATGAGAATACCAAAGCCTAACTATAATATCGTTGGAACGGGTGGTGCAGACAGTCCTAATCCTATGTCAATGGAACAAATTAACGCATCAGCAAAAGCCCCTATTCTTGGATTTGGTGGACAACCACTTAATTTACCTTTGCCATCGAAATAATTTTTCATCAAACAATAAAGTAGGAATATGAGTGTAAAGCCAGTAAACGGAGAATGCCCTGAAGGATATGTATATGTAGCAGGTGGTGATGATGGTAAAAGTGGAGGTTCTTGTATGAAAAATCCATTTGCTATAAAATCCAACAAAGATGGTGTGTATGAATACGACAAAAGGACTACAAGTTTTGCAGGTAAATACGCAAAGGCTATTTTGGATAAAATGCCTAAAGAATTAAGAAACGAGGATGTTTACAATGATATTATTAACACTTTTGTTTTTTCTAGTTCTTTAAGTAAAAGTTCACCTTTATATGAAGTAATACAATTAACCAATCAAGGTGATGTTGCAGGATTAAATAAGATTTTGTCAGACATCTCTTCTGGTAATAACACAAAACATCTTGATTACCAAATTAATTCTTGGAATGAATTTGGAAACAATAGAAAAGATAACATTAAAAAAGCAAGTGATTTTCCTGCTATTACAGAAATACAATATCCGTACCCAAGAAGTAGCGAAAAAAGCAAAAAAGAAATTGATGCTGAAAATTTTTATCAAACAAACCCTAAAAGTAGGTTTGCTGGAATAACAGGAGAAGAAATAAATCCTAATAACTACGGAACGGCCAGAAGTGCTTCAGGTGCAATAACAAATCCATCTAAAGGGCTTACACCTTTCCAGACCCCCAGAGGATTCGAGTCTAATTTATTTGACAATCCTGGTATTACAGTTGATTCAGAAACACAAAATAGAATAAATTTTAACCAACAAAGAATTTCAGACATTCAAAAACTTTCTGAAGGTATAAGAAATCAAATAGATTCTGGAATAGGCACTGATGGTAAAAAACTAAATAATAAAGAATTAGAATCTTTAAGGTTACAACTTAAAGAAAATGATGAAGCATTAATTAATTCGAGAAGCGAACTTAGGCCTGCTGGGCAATCAATGCCTTTAGGAGTTTCACAATCTTTGGGCGTTAATCAATTTCCTCAATCACAACAACAAACTCCTCCTGCACAGTCTGTAATCCCTCCTGCAAATCCACAGGGTCAGGTAGAATTTATGCAACAACAGGCACAACAAATGCCTGTACCGAATGAGGTTTTAAGTAGGACACAATTGCCTCCAATGGCAAGTAATATGCCCGAAGCGGAACAACAAGTTGGAATGCAAGAGGAAATGCCACAAGATAATGGCAGTATATTCCAAAGGCTAAGAAACCTATTTTCAGGGAAACAACCACAATCACCACAGCCAAGTGTTGCTCCACAAGTAACACCACAGACTACTCAGCAACAACCTGTTGATAACAGAATTATGGGTGGAGGTGCAGGTGATGGTAGTGCTATGGGTCAAACTACAATGCCTATAAATACTCCAATAGATAATCGTGTTATGGGAGGCGGTGCAGGAGGTGGTAGTGCTATGAATGAAATGATGCCCAAGGAGTTTCAAAATGCACAGAACCTTGGTCAGCAAGTTACTCAACCCGGAATGTTTGGAGGTGGTAAAAGTGATGGTGGTTCAATGGGTCAAAGTGCAACAACGGGTTTAAGCGGTGCTTTTGCTAATGCAGGAGAATCCCCTATTGGAACCACAGGTGCTGTTGCAGGTACTACAAATGTGAATACGGGTGCTTTGCCACAAAATGTTGTAGATAATGCCACCCAAACACAAACTACTATTCCGACAGAAACAGGCACACAACCCACAGGACAAGTAGCAGGGCAAGGCACTCAAGCAGGTGCTCAAACAGGTGCTCAAGCAGGTACCGGCACCAAACCTCCTCCACTTGCTACTCCGGGAATTGTTGGCGGTGGAAATACTTTCTCTCCCCAATTTATTGCAGGAGGTGGAAGTGGTGGTGGATTAGATGTTCGTGTTCTACCTGGTCAAGTAGTTACAACAACAGATGAAAAAGGTCAAAAAAGTAAATCTATTCAAGACCTTATAGAAATTGGCGGTACAGGGTTTGACGATGAAGTATTGGCTCGGAAACTTCGCAGACAGGCTGCAATGCCTGACTTGAAGAACGAGGACTACTACCCAAATCAACCTTTTACTCAGGCTCAAACTGCTTGGGGAGACCCTATCTTTTCAGGAGCAGGTGCTTTATTCCCAATGGCGGCTTACGATGCACAGCGTAAGGCACGGGCACAAGCGGAAATTGATGAGGCAAAACGGAATGTAATGCAAATCAAAATTCCTGAAATAAAAACAGGTGCTTATGTTCAAAGGTTTAGGGATGGTTATACCCAAGAAGTAATGGCTTTGGTAGATGAAGCCACTAAGGCAACTGGAGGCAATAGAAAAAAAGCATATCAATATTTAACTCAAACAGGCAAACTTGATGCGTTACAGAATAGATATGAAGGTGTTGCACGGAGTATAGACCAAACAGCAGATAGGGCAAAAGAATTCTTGAAAAATGCTCAAGAAAAATCTACTACAATGTATTTCTCTCCTGAAGGTGTAAGGGCGGCAACTAACTTTATGAATGGCATGGATGCGTTTTCTAAAGGGGAAATTACGCCTGACCAACTTAATCAGTTAGAACAGCAATTTAGAACTGCTGAAAGGTGGGATAATTACAAAGAAAGAAACATGAAGTTGCTTACAGCAGATGAAAAAATACCTACTGCTGAACAAATGAATGCACAACCAAGTCAAGAGGATATGGCATCATACCAAGAGCAATTAAAACTTCCTAATGCAACAGAAGATTATCAAACATGGATATTCGTTAAGAAGTACAGCGATTTGAATAAGCAGAAAGTGTTGGATGGTATCGTCTTGCCATTCTTCTCGCAGAACCCTACTGCAATGGAGCAATTAGCAAATGAAAATGAAACTCCAGAACAAACAGCAAATAGAATTGCTGATAGCATTGTTGCTTTGCGTGGTAGACAAATTGAAGTAGGTCAAAGGGAAAAGAATCCGAGTGCGAGAACGAATATCAACATCACTTCCGTTGGAACAACAACAGAAGAACCTTATTACGAAACAATAAATGCCAAGCGTGATGAGATTATTGGTGGCACAAAAGATGCAATAGACAAAATAAATAAATCAAACTTGCAAGGGCAACAAAGAGCAGGTGCTTTACAAGGAGCATTCAAAAATATGTTCCGTGGAATTTCAGACCAAGGTGAAGTTACAAAAGGTTATGTTGGATTTGAACCTGTTAATGTTAAGCCATACAATTTCAAAGTTCAACCATCATTGCTTGGTGAGTATGTTATTTTTGATGAAAAAACTAAATCATTCAGAAAATCAACTCCAACAGACTTCCCAGAATTAGATGCTAAAAACTTTGAAACAACAGCAGCAGGTGGGAATTTGACAGGTCAGGAAATTGTACTTATGACGCCTAATGGTAAACTTGTTCCTTGGGATTCTAAAGATATTCCTGCCGGAAGTGAATTGTTTGTAAAACAAAAAATAACTATTGATTATGTGCCAAAAGGAATAAACCCTTCCACGAGTGCAACAATGGCAGCAAAATCAAAAACTGTTTACTCAATAGGTCCAATTACTCAGAACTTCAAAGTTGCGGACGAAACATTCCAAAGATTTACAAAAGAAGAATCAACCAAAGGTGAAGGACAACCTTTTAAATTCGGTAAATAACAATGGCAGACGAAAGTAAAAAGAAAGCATACTACGATTCACTTGTTAGAGCAGGTGTAGTTCCTCCAGAGGTTTCTTATGATGCGTTTAATCTAAAAATAAGAGATACGAATTTTGCCAAAATTGTTTATAGCGGATTAAAAACCGCTTCTGAACTTGGCATTGTAAAAGATATTCCAAGCGAACAGCAGTTTAATTCTGTTCTTCAGTCAGGTCAATTCCCAACACAGCCGGAATTGTCCGAAGATATACCAGAGGTTAAAGAAATAAAAGAAATGGGTGTTCCTGCCTCTAAACAAACAGCAATACCTCCTGTTTCTAATATTCCTAACCAACCACAGCCTACTGCCGAAGAAACACAAATAGCACCTATTGACCAACAAGCAGGGCAAGTACAGGGAGGAATGCCACAGGCAAGACCACAAATGACTATTCCGGGAATGCAACAGCCTGAAATGCCTGTTCCTCCTCTTGGTATATTTAATCCACAACAAGCAAAACCAATAGTACCTGAACAAGCAAAGCAACCACAAGGACAACAATTTCAATGGTCAGGAATGATAGCAGGTGGTGAGCCTGAAAAGCTACAAGTAAGTCCTGTTTCATCTACATCACAAATGCGTATAAGTGCAGAAGAAAAGCCAAAAGAAATGGCATTAGCACAAATACACAGAAACGCTATGAACCAAGGAGAATTGGCAACACTTGTTTCATCACTATCAAATCCAACACCTGAATCAATACAAAGAATAGCACAGATAAATGCGGAAATGGAAAACGCTCCGCAATCTGAGGCTATGCAAAATTTACAAAAAGAAGGAAGTTTTGCTAATATGCTTCAAGCAACGCCTGAGGTAATATATCAATCTTTGGCTTCAATGATAAGGTCTGGGTATGGAACTATATTGGGTTCAACAGCGGCAGGAGCAGCAGTAGGAAGCACTATACCTGTTCTTGGGAATTTGGCTGGAGCAGGTTATGGTCTTGGTACAGGTATGGTTGCGGCTGGTAGTCAAGTTGAATATGCCTCAAGTTTAATGGAAGGGCTTCGTCAGCAGGGTGTAAATGTATCTAATCCAAACGAATTATCAATTGCTTTTTCTAATCCCAATATTATTAATAATGCTCGTAAGTTTGCGGCAAAAAGAACCGCTGCAATTATGGTATTCGATGCAGCGACAATGGGTGTTGCAGGAAAACTTGGAGTAGGTAGAGCCTCATCTACATTAGGAAATGTTGCAAGACTTGGTGGTGAACTTGGTATTCAAGCCGCAGGTGGTTCAGCAGGAGAAGCGTTTGCACAATTTGTTTCTGGTCAAGAAATAAATCCACAGGATATAATTATGGAGGGGCTTGGAGAATTAGGTGGTGCTCCTGGTGATATATTTTCTGCAAAATTAAGGGCGGTAAAAAGTCCGGAACAAGTTCAAGCAGATGCCAATAGAATGGCGGCAAATGCTCCTATGAATGCAGAGCAAGTAGATGCGTTTGTAAATACAAGTGTTGAGGCAGGATTTATAGCACCTGACAATGCCGAGCAAGCAAAAACAACACTTAATAAAGCAAATGAGTTAAACGCCAAAATTCCTGCTGAAATAAAGGACACGGAGTTAAGGGTTGCTGCGATAGGGTTGATTGAGGAAAGGGATAATCTTAATGCACAATTAGAAACTGTTGATGAGGCATTTAGACCTGCTATTCAGGAGAAGATTAAGGCTATCAATGAGCAGTTGGCGGGAATGGCTACTCCGGAAGTTGTTGCTGAAACCATACCAACCCCTGCACCACAGGAAACGCCACAGGAAGCCCCTGTTACTCCCGCCACCACCGGACAGCAGGATATTCAAAATAGAAAACGGAAAGATTTACTTCCAGATGAAACAGAGTTTGCAAATGTTATAGGTGGTAGTAATTCAAACTCTAATATATCATCTTATAGAGAAGTTAATGGGATTGGAATAGCAGAATATACAAATCCAAATAATGGTCTTGTTGATGTTATTATGACAGGAACATCAGATAACGATTATGTTGGTTATGTAAGAATATATGAAAATGGAAAGCCAACAAATAGGTGGACTTCCAAAATGGAAAACAAATCCGGTAATAAGGATAATTTTAAAACCATGATTACCGAGGTACAAAAACTATTACCAGAAAATCATGAATACACAGAAAAAACAAATATATCTCTTGATGGGGTTAGGGTTTATGCGAACAACTTAAATAGAGGTTACGAGATTGCCACCGATAAAAATGGCAACCCTATAATAAATAATGTTCCATTAAACAATGCTACATTGTCATCTCTTCAATCTACATCCGACCCTGATGCAATAGAAGATTTATACAACACAAGAACGGGGATTACAAGAGAAGAGTTTAATAAAATAAAAGAACAAATAAATTCACTGCTTCCTAATACAGGGCTATTGTATAACGAGGCAAATGGCAGTGTGATAATACAACTTCCTGTTTTAAGAAAATCCCCCGCCACCACCGGACAGCAGGCTACGCCTGCAACCACAGAAGTTGCCACCGAGGCTGTTACGGAAACACCTACGGGAACTACTGCGGAAGTGGAGGTAAAACTTGCAGAACTTCCTACAAAAACAATAGAAGCGGAGGTAGTATCTGAAACCCCTGTTGCTGGTGCCGAGGCTAACCCTGCTTTAGCAGATGTGGAAAGTACGGCAAAGGCGTTGGAGGGGGTGGATAAGGAAACAGAAGATTTATCTACTGCATTAATGGTTGCAGAAGGTAGTCTTAAAAACAATGATTTAAGAAAAAGTAAGCAAAGAGATAAATTTATACCAATAATAAAATCTCTTTTAAAAGAAGGTGAATATATTGGTCAATCTTTTAAAGGTCAAACATCTGAAAGTGCATCTAATTCAATATCCCAAACCATCTCCTCCGCCTACCACTCTGCCAAGGCAAAACCTGAATCCGAAAGGACTGCACAGGAAACTGAATTAATTACCCAAGTCGAACAACTATTAACCCCCACACAAGATGCCGTTCAAAAGCAAACAGCAGGTCAAGTACCTGTTCAGTCAGGAACCACAAGTAGCCAAGAAGTGGCGGAAGGAGAACCCAAAGCAGAACCTCAAGGCACTGCCAACAAAGGTCAAACCCAAGAAACAGGGAAAGAAGAAGTAGGGGGAGAAACCCCTGCGGAAGTTGCAAGTTCTGAAATAGCAAACATATCAAATAAAACATCTGTAAGAGATTTAGCGTCAATGCAAGATGGCGAAGTTTCAGCAGGAGTTTTTTCTGAACTAAACAAAGGTGATAAAATCACTATTGGTGGTAATGAATATGTTGTAACTACCAAGACTAAAGGAACTAAAAAAACAGAGTTTAAAAAGAAAGACGGAACTACAAGTTTTTATACAAAAAGCACTCTTACTTTAAAAGAGGTAAACCCTGATGGAAGTTTAGGAAAACCAATATCAGGAACATTTGTAGAGTATGAAAATGGTAGAACACTGTTTACTGGAGGCAACCAGTGGAATAACTTGTCAAGAGATATTGAAGGCGATGTTACGATTGATTTGATTAATGAGAATAATAAATTTCATACTCCAAGTCAATCTTTTAAACTTGCACAACAATATGTTGATAAGATAAATTCTAATTTACCCAAAGAAAAAGCAGGAAAGCCCACCACGCCCACGGAAACCCCTGGGAAAGCCACGGCAACACAGGAAGCCCCAACGGGGGAGGTAGATAAATCTACCGAAGAACTTTTGGATGAAACCTTATCAAAATATGGTTGGTCAAAAGAACAAACAAAAAAAGGATACAATATAAAAAACTCCAAAGGAAATACAGTTGCTATTGCTGAAGTAAAATCAGGTGGAAAATATACTATATATGATGCTTCAGGAGCAAAATTACTTTCTGGAAACAAAGATGTTGTAGAAGCAGTAGAAAAAGTGGCTACAGAGTATTTCTTTGCTAAACCTAAACCAGCCACCACCACTCCTACTACTACCCCCACCACCGAAGTAACTCTCAACACTCCTAATGAAACAACTATTAAGGACATTGAGAAAATTGAAAACGCCACAGAAAAAGGTAGAGAACTCGCACTTTCTAAACCCGTAAACAAATGGGTTAAAAGAGCATTTGATACATTCCAAGACCTTTCAGACCGTGCTAAAAAAGCAGGAATCTATGACGGAACTACTCTCAAAATCGGTGGCAAAGAATATACTGTTGATACCCCTGCTAAGTTCAAGGCATTCCTCGCACAATCACAAGCAAACTTTGACGCTATTAATGAGGCGGTAGATAAATCCGAAATTGATGTATTGAAGGCAGAAAGAGATACTTTGATACAAGAGTTTATTAAGGGAATGGGTAAGGCTACTATGAACCTTAACCCACAACAGGTATCATCGCTTGCTCAAATCGCTTGGAAGAACTTACAGATATTATTAAAGCAAACTAAATTATCAAGTGCAGGGGTAGCCTCTCAAATAAAGAAGGTAGTTGACAACGCTATATTAGAGGTTAATCAAATATTGGAACAATCAGGGCAAACATTATTAAACCCTGACAAAGACGACATCACAAATATAATCAATGGTGTCCGTAAGCTTGCTGAGGGAATTGTTGTTCCTCCAAGTCAAAATGCTGGTCAAATAGGAACTCCCGGACAGCCAAGTGCTACACAATCTCCTATTTACACAAAAGAACAGGAAGAACTTGCACGACAAATGGAAAAGAAAATGGATGAAGGTAAGCCATTCATTTCTCGTAGTGAACCATTTTGGACTGCCGTAAAAAGGAAAACTGCTGAATTAAGACAGAAATTAGATAGCCCTAAAGAACTATTGAATTTTGTCGAAAAAATGATAGGCACAACTCCAGGTTCATCTTACAATAGAACAAGGGAATTACCACTTGGTAGGGCTATGGAACAACTTCGTGGGAAAGCAAGGTCTTTGGCTTTGCCATACATGGAGAGAATATCAGAAATTCTAAAACCTATTGAAAGCAATCTTCCTGACTTTGAAAAGTATTTGATATACAGAAGAATTATTGATAGGGCTATACAGGATAAAGCCAACCAAGAGGCTTACAATCAAGGTTTGTTAAAGAAGAAGCCCGTAAGGAGAACAACAGGTGGAATGACAGAAACAAATGCTGATATTCTACTTAATAACCTTAGAAACAAAATAGGTGCAGATATGTTTGATAAGTTCACTCAGGCAGGGGATGATTTGCAACAAGTTTTTGACGACAACCTAAAAGACTTAGTTGATGCCGGAGTGCTTACACAGGATAGGTATGATGCCATTAAGGCTCAGAATGAGTTCTATATTCCATTTGATGTTGTACAAAGGGATTTCAGGGGTAATGTTATTACGGGAACAGAATACGATAGGAGTACAGCACAAGGTCAAAAAGTTATTCGTGAAATAAAAGGCATTGATACACCTAAGAATGCTGCGGATGCCGATAAAACTATTGAGATATTTTACAAAATGATGCAAAACGGTGATATTGATGTTGATTCATATTACTATTTAGCAACAGAAAAGATTACTGATGCAAGAAATCAAGGGAATATAACTCAACAGGAGTATGAGGAGTTGATGGATTCTTTATCTGAACCTGGATTAGAATTACATTCGCCACTTAATAAAACACTTAATATCATTAATGCTTCTCAATATCAAGTTGCAAGACAAGGGTATATGGAAGATGTTGATAGGCTTGTTGATGCAGATACCAACAACGATTACTTTAAGAGGTTAGAGGATGGAGAAAAACTTCCAAGCGGTATGGCTATAATTACATACTACAAAGATGGAGTTCAGCAAAGAGTTGCGGTTGATGAAAAATTAAAACAGGCTATTGATGGAATGACCAAACCTGAATTAAGTGCTTTTGAACAAGTGTTAAAGGTTGCTTCAATTCCATTTAAGATAGCAGCCACATCAGCGAGTGTTACATTCCTTCCAGTAAACTTTGTAATTGATACGGTTCGTACATTAACATCAAAGGCAGGACTTGGTTCAGGTGCAAACATTACAGAAAGAGCTGCGTCTGTAATTCAAATTCCTGTATTATATTCAGAGGCACTTGTTGAAAGCATAATTGGAAATTTATTAAACACTAAACTTGGAAATGCCTTAGGACTTAAGAGTATTACTCCTGAATTTATGTATAATCAATATGAGGATTGGAGAAAATCTCCATCATATTCAGAAGGAACTTACATGAATTACTTTACAGACAAGTTAAAATCAGGTAGGACAAAATCAGAAATCGAAGATGCTAAGTTTTTAGAAACTGTTCAAAGAAGAACTCAGACAATACTTGGCAAACCTGAAACAGCAAAGGCAATAGCAAACGCAATGCTTGGTGCAAAGCAAAAAACAAGAATGACTGTTGATGGGTTATTTGATATAATAAACTTAGTTGGTAAAATGCTTGAAAACTCACACAAGATTTATGGAAACATAAAACTTTCAGGAACAGAGGCAGGTGTTAGAAAAGGATTAGATAGGTATATTGGAGGGTATATTGATAAACTTCATGGACAGAAAAAATTGACACAAGCAGAACTTGAAAATGCATTGGAGGAAATTAACGATGAAGTATTAAACAATATCGGCAGTCCAAACTTTGAACAAATTCCACCAAACATGAGGGCTGCATCTATTCTTTTGCCGTTTTTTGGTGCAGCGGTAAAAGGGAATATGACTGATATTAGTAGAATGTTAAATTCGGTAAATACTGGTGCTTCTAAAAAAGAAAGAAAAGACGCATTGGTTTTTGCGGCAAGAAATGCTGCTGTGTTTACGATTCCTGCTTTTATGACAGGGTTAGCAATGGCACTCAAAGATGATGATGATGAGGATAAGAAAATGTACGATGAGATGGATGAAAACTCCAAGTGGAAAAACATGATAATTCCAATACAGAGAGATGTGGATGGAGAGGGAGTTCAAACAGATTTTATTACAGTTCCTGTTCGTGGATTGCCTGTTGTTTTTAATTCTATTGGTAGGGCATCAGGTCAAGCACTTGGAATGGCTATGAAAGAAAAATTAACAAAAGAAGAACTTAAAAATATATCAAAAGATTTATTGTATTCAAGTGGTTCTGAGATGATGACTTTTAACTTGGCTGACAAAACATACCTATCAGATATTGACCCAGAAACAGGCGAAAGAAAAGAAAGGCGGAAAGAGGAAGAGTGGGTTAATAGGTCTATGTCTGCTATTTCAGGATTAAATCCATTAATAAAAGCACCTCTTGAAAGAGTTGCAAACAAAAACTTCTTTGGTAAATATCCATTATTCCCTGAAAACATTCGTGGCAAAAGGTTAAGAAATGCAATATTAAATGAAGTAATTGACCCCGAAACAGGAGAGCCAATAAGTCCATCATTGCTTAAAAACAAGTTTACTCCTGAGTATTCGGTAAATCTAAGTAAGAAGCTTGAAAGGAATGGAATTAGAATAACTCCTATTGCTATTGACCACTTTTTTGATTCATTCCTTGCAGGTGCTCCTGAAAAGTATGATGTAGGTGCTTATGAATCTATGAAGCGTAGGTTCCTTTGGAAAGAAAGAAAACTTGCATACGGAGAAAAACCCAAAAACTAACAACCGATGAAAATAAAATTCAACAGCCACATAGTTCATAGCGGAATGGAGGAGCCTTTGTATGTAAGCAGGGCTACTGCGGAAGATGTAGTGTTTGTAAAAGTAACAGAAACCGATTTTGAACATTTTAAGATTCTCCCAATGTATAACTGGGAACTTGAAAATGGTACTTACAAAGGCACTATTCCATTCAAAAAAGACGCTTTGGTATGTCAGTTGGCTTTTAAGGCTGACTACCTTGTGCATACACCTACCTATGTAAAAATGAATTTTTCCTGCGGAGAAGAATCTGAGCAGGTAGAATTTAAGATTTTGGAGGACAACCTCGGAATTGAGATATTAGAAAAAAGTCTTAACTTTGGTACGCTGAAAGTTGGTCAATCCTTTGACCACGAATTTGAAATTAAAAATACCAGTGAGTATGAAATTCAAGTCAATAGTTTCTATTGCAATTTACCTAATAGCATTGTCTTTGGCGGTATTCAGCCTATAAAGATAAAGCCGGGTAAAACTGCAAAAAGAAGTATTCAGGCTACGGTTTTAAGACCGTTTGATATTACGAGAACCGCTTTGATAGTAACATACGAAGTTGGGGGTATATCTATTTCTTCAAAATTTAAGATGGCGATAAACATTTCAGGGGTTGATAATTCTTCTTTACCATTCAAGGTATCGGTGTTGCCTATAAAGGTTAATGGCATTCCTAAGACAGGCGTAACGGAAGTTGAGCATTTTGTAGGAGATGCTATTCGTGTATTGGGAGTTGAGGGGGCAGGAGTTATTTCTGTTCCTATTAAGGTGAGTGCTGAAACGGATCAAAGCATTCGTGTTATTGGTGCTACTATTACGGGTGGGGAATTAATTTCTGTGGTAAAAAGACCTGAAGCAAGCCAGATTGAGATAGATGGTTTTGATAGTACGACCTTAAATTTCAGTTTTGTTCCTAATAAAATTGAGGGCATTGCGTCTGTAAAGGTATCGTTTTCAATACTTTACGGAGAAAACAAACAGGATGTGGTGTTAGATATAGTGTGGGGGGTAAGTAAAAATTAACTAATTTTGGGTTATGTCAAGTACCTACTGCGATAAAATTCGGTTTACCAAGGATGTATATAACCTTGGGTATGTTCATATTGGAGGGGATTTTACTACTAACCCTATGATATTTGCAGGGGTATTAGCGGTTGAATTAGACCCTGATATGCCAAGGGGACAATTAACTTTGATAAGTAGTTGCCCTAACCAAATTAAGTTTGTGAATTGGACTAATCAATTAGAAAGTCCGTATTACTACCAAGTTCCTGTTCCTCCTGCTAATCCTTCTAATTTACTTACAGGAGGCAATACATACTATATTCCTTTCAACTTAGATGTAAGGGAGTGTGGTGAATTTGAGTGTGAAATATCATACGAATATGTATTTGAAGTCCCCAATACAAGTCCTGTTGAAACAATTATTTGTACGGGAACAACAAAGATAATGGCGTATCAAGCCACTTGTGATTTTGTTACTTGTTTGTTAGAGGCTTCTGAGGTGTATTGCAACTTAGATGAATCTTGCATTGAGGAGATATGTGATAACCCTTGCTATCAAAGATTTGTAAGGTTGTTCTTAATTGACCAAACGATTGACTACAAGGTAAGCAGATTTGACTGGAAAGCCGTTGATGGGCTTTACAAACAAGCATTAGTAGATATTTGTCCGTGTGATTGTAGTGGGAATAGAAATGCCATTGGCGAGGCTGAATCTTTAATTTATAGTAGGAATGTCTAATACAAGGTGTGAACAAGACTTAGTTGGGTTTAACCCACAAAACAGTGCTCAGGTTTTAACCATTGGAGTACCGACTATTGTTAATGATGCCTTGGTTATTGACACAAGGGCTATTATCCCATATTCAGGTTCAGTTCAATTAAGAATTACGGATGAACTTGGGATGACTGCTACTTTCGTTGAAAGTGGAACTGCTGATTTGACAAAGGTTGTTGTAGCAGGTCAGTTACTTTATATTCCACTAAGGGTTACTGCGAATGATTGCGGTTATGACAGATGTGGTTATTGGCAGTTTACAGTTTATTATGAAGCTACTCCTGATTATGGAGATAAAGGAGGCGAAGAACCTGAACCTTGTGGTAAGCCTAATAGGCAAATAAAGGTATGCAGGTTTGACGCTAAGATTCAGAATAAATGTATTGCTGATTTTAGGGAAAAGAGAATTGAGATTGTTTCAAGTGATGACCCTCCAACACAAGACATTGAAACTAAGTTTGACTTAGGATATACTCCACAATGCACAGGTCCTGTAACAGTTACTTTTACAACAAGTTGTAGGGATGCGATAAGTTTTATTGAAACTCAAGGCGAACCTGATTTTACATACACATTAAATTCAAGTACAGAACTTGTTGTTCGTGGTGATTATGGTGCTTTTCAATCTGCATTCCCTCTTCAGTTTAGCGTTTATTCGGCTGACCTGAATTGTAACTGCCAGATATTTGCGTCAATAGTTTACGATAATTGTGATAACCCAAACTTGGTTACGCAATACAACAATGGAACACTATCCGGATATAACTTTCAGGCTCAATTTAATGCAGCAGGGATATGGGCAAGGTCAGGAACAATTTTTACTACAACTATTAATCCTGTTGCCGGAACTGCTTTACGAGTTCAAATTACTGACCCTGTTGATTACACTAACAGGCCATTGCCAAGTTTTGCAGAGTATTTACCACTTGTAACAACAGGTTCTATTATATGGCAAGGAGACCCAAGTAGTCCTATTTCTATAACTTCAGGTGAAAGATATTGGCTAAGATGTAAGTCAAGGCTACAAAATGCTTTGCACCTTATTAAAGCAAATGAGGATGTTCACCTTGATAGGTATTTTGTTACAGGTAGCGGTTCTTTTAATCCTGCGATTCCATACTTTACACAATACACTCCTGCAGGACAATGGCACGATATAGGCATTAGATGGCAATCATCAGGTGTAAATCCAACCATAAGTCCATTTGTAAGGTATGTAAATACATTTGCAGCAGGACCTAATACTAATTTTGTTGGTGATTTGTATCTTAACGGGGATTCCTTTTCCGATTGGGCGAATATTGAACTTACAAAGTACTACCCAAGCGATTGTATTGAATGCCCACAAAGAGTACTTACCCTTGTCAGAAAAGATTGCGACTATGAAACAATAGTTGAAATTACTCAGCAAGAAGGACAATGCCTTGAGTTCAAACTGAATGACGATAGCCTTTTTGGATATACTCCAGGTCACGACATTTCAGATTTTACCCTGTTCAGAAAAGCAGTTGTTACATATCCAAGTGGAGCACAAACAATTTATTCTTCCGTTGTTCCATACAACATTCTAATTCAACCTGCTTCGTCAAATGTTCTTGTAAGTTTTGCTCAATCCCCAATTACAGGTGATGGTACTTTTGATGTAACTCTAACCAATGTTCCTACTTTCAATCCGATAGTAACCTATAACGGAACTACCGATTGTGTTTGCCTATTGGATTCAGGGGGCAATATTAGATTCTTTCAAAGTACTGCAAGTGCTCCCGGATATACTCCATTGGTTACTGCAGGATGGCAAAACTATTGGGTAGAAATTTCCGAGGGTGACTTGGATGAAAAATATTCTGATACCAAGCAGTTGAACATATTCTGTAATTTGGATCAGTGCATTGACGAATACCTAAACAAACTTTGGTGCTCACTTGAAAGTTATTGCAATGTAAATATTTGCGACCAAGAGTGCATTCAGAATTACTTGTACCTAATTTCTTTGAGGGAAACTATTTTACTTCAGGGAGAGGGCTTCAAGGATGTTTTCAACTATGCAAATAAATTGTGTAAGGATTGTAATTGTAAATAAGATATGTCAATACCTCCTGTAAATGTATCGTGTGTTGGTAATTTGGTAGAACTTACTGAATTGCAGTCCCCGAAAATATTGCAACAAGCGTTAGAATCTTTGTATAATTACAAGGAGTGTTGCCCGGGTAACGAGTTGCTTTTCAAGGCAGTAATACTAAAAAAACTGATTGGTAAGTACAATTTTAACCCAGGTCAATTTTACAATGTTCCTGTTACAATTAATAAGAAACAGGCTGAATGCTATTGCGTTTGGGTAACAAGAAGAACTCCAACGGAGGAACCTTCGCAAATTGTTCCATAGTCTGTTTTGTATAAGTGTCTAAAATTCTATACATTTGTATAGGTTTTATCCTTAAAGTAACGGATTATGTATATTGATAATGGTCCAAATCAAGGTTTTCCTGCTTCGGTTATTGTAACCAGCGGTGATGGGATTCAATGGAGTTCTATCCGGAAGTCACGGATTACCAAAGTTGCACCTGTTTTTATGGCAAATGCACAGAATACAGGCTCGCAAACTTACCCATACCTAAATCTTTGCCGAATTTACCTCGGAGATGATATGGGTTCTTTCTTCGATTTTGATATTCAGGAAGTTGTGAATCAGCCTACTTGGGTTGGTGGTACACAAACTCAGTTGAATACTGCAATTAATGACATCAATAACTGGCTATAAGATATGGCAACTAAGTACAAATACATTCGATTAGAACCTGCTGACAATGGTCACAAACTTTGCTACACAAAATGCAAAGAAGCAGACGATATTAAGCGTGAATACTATTCTGAGGGTATGCCTCGGGAACTTGTCTTTGAAAACAATGACAAGGCTGTAAAAGCCTATTTGAAACTATGTGAAGCCAACGGTCAAGGGGCTGATGTAGATGAGGAGATAATGGCTATAAAAGGTGTTGAAATAGAAGAAGAGGAGGAGTATTAAGATGGTTACAGTTACAGTTGTTACCGGAACTCCTGAAGTACAAGTGTCTTTCAATGGAAGTACATTTTACTTTCCTACTGCTACTTCAAAGGCTGATTACTCCGATAAGGGAGATACAATCATTTTGCAGTGCCCACCAATAGGATTATCTATTCCTTTGCCAAGTGCTTCTTATCAATTTGTAATTGATTCTGTTGCTTGGGTAGGAACATTTTCAAGTTTGGCAGAAACTTTCAACAAGACTTATTTCAATAATGTTGCTGTTAGTCCTGACCCTACTTCATTTTCTGCCATTCGTGCCAATGCTATTACAACAGGAGCGTATGTAAATACAAGTTCTATTCTTGTAACAGGCAGAGAACAGGTTCATTTTGATTTACTTATTTCAAATGGAGGTGGACTTGCAAACCCAGGGACTATTATTGCTATTGTTGAGGTAAGTGATGACAATTCTACTTGGAAAGACCTTTATAGTTTAAGTCCTGCTTCTGCTCCATCTACTGATGGTGCTACTACCCCATTTGCCGCAGGAACTATTTTTAGGCAGTTCAGTGGTGAAATTGCAGCAGTATCAATTCCTTACGACAATACATCTATGCCTACAAGGCAAATCCGTATTAGTTATAGTACAGGATATGGCAAGTATTATAGACTTTCGGTTCGTGCGAGTTCAGGTGGAATTTCTACTGGAGCTCCTGCTACTTTCCCAGACTTGCGTATTAGGGCTTCTTTACAATAATCATTGAGTTATGATTAACGACAAAAACATTTTAGGGGTTTCTGAAATAGCAGTTCCTACAAGTCTTGCAGGTATTTTTAAGGTAATTAGAGATATTCAAATAGTATCTGCCTTACCTGCGGTTCCTGTCCCTGGCGTTACTTATTTGGTAGGAGCTCAAACAACCATAAGTATTACAGGTTTGAATGGCAATGCAGACTTGTATTACAGAATTATGGGCACAACGATTAATGCAGGCAGTGCCGATACGCACACAATGCGATTTAATACGGTTAATACCAATGTGTACGATTCAAGGTATTCGTATGTAGGTGCTGCATCAAGTGTTGGCTCAAGTGCTCAGACACATATGTTCCTTGCCCCTAATAATGGTTCAAACTCACTAACAATGTGGGATATAAACATTGACCCTGCTACGGGTAAGAATAGAGTTGTTCAAGGTACTGCAAGTACATTTGGTGCTAATCAGCAAACTACTCCATTGTATCCAACTTTTGATGGTCTTTGGCGTGACAATTCAACTAACATCACAAGCATTCAATTAGGATATGCTTCAATATCTAACGGGTATGCCGTTGGTACAAGAATCAGACTTTTTGCTTTACAATCATGATTAAGGTAGGAAAATACTACAGAATCCAAACAGAATTTGGAGAACGCACTATAAAGGCTTTAGAGCTTATTATTGAGGGAATGTATGGGATTTATTCCCCAAGCGATTACGCTATTCCTGCCGACAACCAAGGTTCATTGATTCCTGAGGGTAGTCCTGAGGCAACAGAGGAAGAAGCTTTAGAATGGGATAATTGGTATAATTCTGCTGGTTAATGACACAAGCAAGTATTGAAAAGAAAAATATGTCTTTTGTATTGGATTGGGCAAAAACCCTTGGTGTACCTGTTATTACTTTGGTAATAAGTATTTACGGCAATAGGCTGTTAGATAATACCGATAAACAGAAAGAAGTTCTTGACCAAATCCAAAAGAATCAGATTGAGTTCAAGATTAAAATGGAATCTTTTCAGGAACTTCAGGAGGCCAAGAACCAAATGTTTGAAAGGGAGTTGCAGGGAATTAAAAGGGAGTTGGAACTATTAAAATACTGACTGCATGAAAATCAACGACAAAGTTCAAATTAGCGTAACAGGGGTAGGGCATAGCACTCCAAAGGTATGGAACTGGATTTCTTTGTTCCTTGTTGGATACGCTACCTATCAACCATTGTTACTTGATTGGGTTCATTCTGCTCCATTCGGGAGTATAGAATCTAAGGATTTGGTAATGGCGTGGTTTGATTGGCTTTGTCCGGCACTTGGTATATTAATTCAGTTTACCCATAAAACTAATCCTGAGAACAATGGCAATACAGACAACAACACTGAGCCAACAAGGTGGGAATAACCCATTAGAGTTAATCCTTAAGCCATTCCGTTTTACCGCAAACAGTAGTATTTCAGAATTGTTTATTGGCAATAGTAATGTTCGCCAATGCTACATTCTTGAAAGACCATACAGAGGCAGGAACCTTCGGGATGATAGAAGCACTCCTGGGGTAAATGAATCTGAAGCAATACTTCCTGGCAGGTATGAACTTACCTTAACTTGGAGCCCTGCATTTAAGCAATTAATGTTGTTGGTGGTAAATGTTCCGGGCAGAGATGGCATAAGAATCCATATTGCCAACAAGCCAAGTGAATTATTGGGTTGTTTAGCACCAGGAACAGGAGTAGGAGTTGATAGTGTTACGGGCAGTACGGATGCCCTAGCAAATCTTTTGGGCAGAATAGTACCTGAAATGTTGAAAGGTAGATCCGTTTTCCTGAATGTAATTAGACCGTAATTACTTTTCCTGATACATAGCCCTGATTAAAAGCAGGTAGTTTATAGCGTCAATAAACTTTTCGTCAAGTTCTGCGTGTGTAGGCTTATGATTAGTTTGGATTGAATCCTTAATCCATTGTAGGTGTTTGGTCATATATTCCCATGCGACTGCCTGAGGTTTATCTTGTAGGGATATTCCGGTACGGAAGTTTCTGAACACATCATTATCTGATGCGTATTCTTCATTCTTTTTGAGGAGGGTTTTTTCAACGAGTACAAGTGCTTCCTGTACTGACCTGCGTAGTTCTGAATTATTCATAGGGCAAAGATAAAAAAATAACCTCGGGCGATTCGCATAACACCCGAGGCTACCCTTAAAACCTATGTCTACGCAAGACGATATAAAGGTAGAAAAGGTTGCACGAAATAAAAAATAATTTTTTTTGTAACCTTTGGGGATGTGGTTCGTTAAGGCTATCAAAACCATATAAAGTATGAAAAAAGTAATGTTAGTTTTGAGTTTAGTTGTGTTCACGGGATGTGCCACAATTACGAGTTCCACCAAGCAGGAGGTTTCTATCAATGTAAAACCTGACCATGCTAAAGTTTATGTGAATGGGAACAAGGTAGGAGAGGGAAGTTGTACTGCTGAAGTTCCTGTAAAGAAGCGTAACACTATCATTGTCAAGGCGGAAGGGTATGAGAATGCTCAAATTAAGACACAAAGACAGATTCGTCCAGGGTATTTGATTGGCAATATCGGGATGTGTTTTGTGCCTTATGTAAACTTTTTTGGCTTACCGAGTTTAATTGTTGATGCGTGTACGGGTGCGTGGTACAAGTTGGAGGAGGATGAATACTACTTTGATTTGGATAAGAAATAAATCCTTTTTAAGTTTGTAGTGCCTTCGGAGGCGTAATTCCGGTGTCTGTGTGGAAGCGGATATGAAAATATTTCCTGTTAGGAATCAACCCCTGTGAACAAGCATCTTCCACCTCTGCTTGTTCCGGGGGTTTTTAATTTACAGAAAGTCATGGGAAATTTACTATATTTGTACCCGTACAATGGTACTATCCGGGTGAGAGCGGATAAGAAAAATTTCCTTTTAGGAAACCAAACCCCTTGAAGCAGGTGACTCTCACCACCTGTTTCGGGGGTTTTTAATTTTAAGAAAGCCGTGGAAGAAAAATTGCCAGAAACAACTTCTCAAGATTCTGAAATCATTGAGTTCAAAATTCCTTTAAGTGTATTGGAATCTTGCAAATTAACAGGAGAGCAAAAACTTATATGGCTTATAGCCAACAAGTTAAATGAAAAAGACAAAGAGTATGATGTTCAAATACTTGAGCATTTTTTGTGTATCAGCAAACACAGAATTTATAAGTTAGTAAACGATATGATTCGTGATGGGTATTTGAAAAAGATAACAACAACCAAGGAAATAAAAGATATGATATGCACTGAAAAGGAAACAGAATCCTATTTGGTTGCCATTGTTCCTTCTATTTTAGACGATAATTCAGATAACGATTCAGCTCCATTTTAATAGTTATGGTACATATAATTCATTCTCAAATAGCGGAAGTTTATGGAATAGAAGAATCCATAATCCTGCAAAATATTTTCTACTGGGTAAGCAAGAATAAGGCTAACCAAAAAAACTTCCATGATGGGCACTATTGGACTTACAATAGCAGTCAAGGATTAACAGAACTATTTCCTTTTATGGCTCCATATCCGAAAGGCGAAGATGGACTTCCTGATACTTCAAAGCCAAGGACAAACCAAAGGATTAAACGGGTTATCAAGAATCTTATTGAGGCAGGATTGATAAAATCCGGAAACTACAATAAGACAGGATATGATAGAACTGCATGGTACACACTTACAGAACAAGGTGAAAACTTATTCAACTCAATAAATTGTACCATCCATGGTTCAAAAATGAACAATGGAAAGTTTGAAAATGAACCACCTATACCAAAAGAATACACAGAAGAAAACAAAGAAGAAAAGATTAAATTACATTCCCCTCAATCTTCTGAAGAAGATTTTCAGGGTGAAACACAGGAAGATTTTTCTTCTCAAAAAGGGCAAGAAGAAATTCAGGTTGAAGAGAAAAAGAATACCAACCCATACCAACTCACTGATTCAGATATGAACCTATTGAAATCCTATCAAAAAGGATTCATTGAAGAAATTGACAAGGTTGCAAAGGTAAAGTATGACAAAAAATTAATTCACTTGTGCAAAACATTCAACCTGCTGAACAAAGACAGAGAACTATTGAAAGCCATTTACATTTATTTCAGAACTTATCGTGACCATTTTGGAACATATACAACTGAAATCCGTTCATTCAAAGCCTTGAACGAAAAGATTGAAAAATTACAGGCTGAAATGATTAGAGAAACCAAAAGGGTTATCAAAGAATCCGGTAGTGTAGTATTGCACCAAGACAAAGAAAAGAAGATTGCCGTTATCTATAAATCAGATTCAATGAAAAAAGATGATAAAAACAGGATTGATGATTTTAAGAGAATCGGGTACACTGTTTTTGATATGTATAAAACCATTGGTCACATAGAATTAAAAGACCTTGGCTACCATGTACAACATGTATATTGATAATGGACACATTTGAAAGCCATGGCATAATCGGAGTAAACTACTCAAAACTGGAAGAACAACTTCTGCTCTGTCCTGTTTGTAGTCATACCCGTAAAAAGAAAAAAGACAAGTGCCTTGGCGTAAATGTCGGTAAAGGAGTTTGGGGTTGTAATCATTGCGGTTGGGCTGGAGCATTAAAAAAACAAATGGAATTTATACCACCTGTCAGAAACTATTCATTGCCTAAAGTTGAAGTACACCCTATTTCAAACAAGGCTCTCATTTGGTTTGAAACAGACAGAGGTATAAACAGACAAACCCTGCAACACTTCAAAGTATTCTCCGATAAGAAATACTTTTTTCAGAAAGGAGATATACAAGCCGGAGAATCCTCCTGCATTGCATTCCCGTACTTCCGTGATGAAACAATAATCAACTGCAAATATCGTGATGGCAGAAAGCGTTTTACCCTTGAAACAGGTGCTGAATTAATAGCCTATAACGAAAACTCAATTAGAGGCTCAAGGGAAGTAGTTATTGTGGAAGGTGAACTCGATGTATTATCCGTATGGCAAAGTGGCTACAAAGGCGTTATTTCACCTCCTAATGGGGCTAATTTGAATAGGAACAACCTTGAATGGTTGGATAAGATTTATGACCTGTTTGAAAATATTGATAAAATAATCATTGCAGTTGATAATGATTCTGCAGGAGAAAGTCTCAAGTTAGACCTCATTCGTAGATTCGGTAGCGAAAGAACTTGGGTTGTCAGTTGGATAGATGATTGCAAAGATGCCAATGAAGTACTCTTAAAGTACGGAGAAGAAGCGGTAAGAACCTGCATTAAAGAGGCAAAACAACTGCCCTTGGAGGGAATTGTTGAGCATGACAAGTTAGAAATGTCCGTGCTGAACTACTACGACCATGGACTTCCGCAAGGATTGACTGTAAGTTGGACTAAGTTTAGTGAAAGTTTTAAGGTTATTCGTGGGGAGTTTATGGTGGTTACGGGAATACCTTCTCACGGGAAGTCTGTATGGAGTGAAAACTATATGATTCAGTTGGCAAGGTTACACGATTGGAAGTTTGGGGTATGCGTGTTTGAAAGTGATCCGGAGATAATGGCGGTAAACCTGATTCAGTTACTTATCCGCAAGAAATTCTTTGGCAACAACAGGCTATCTGAAATGGAAAGGGACTATGCCATGGACTTTATTAAGAATCATTTCTACTTTTTTGATGTGGGAGAGGGAGGAAATACCTTGGATAATATCCTGAAACGAGGGGAAGAGCTTGTCAGAAGGCACGGAATTGATATGCTTTACATTGACCCTTGGAGTTATGTGGAAAAGGACAGAGGTAGAATGAATGATTCAGAATACTTTGAGGCACAGTTGCCAAAAATGAAGTCTTTCAGGAGAAGAAACAACTGCTCAATACTTTTGGTAGCACACCCAAGGAAGATGGACAGGGATAAAAATACCAACAAACTACGGGTTCCTGAGCCATACGATATTGGGGGAAGTAACCAGTGGTATGGAGCACCCGATAAGATTATCAGCGTGTATGCAAACTATTCTGAAGATGGGGTAATTTTGAACCACACCATATACATTCAGAAACAAAAGAAGTGGTGGCTTGGTAAAAAGGGAGAGGTAGAGTTTAAGATGTTGGACCATGGAGAGTTCATAGAGTTGCAGGAATATAACCAACGGGATATGAATCAGCCATCTTTTAAGGAAAGACAAGCGAATGATGACACTATGAAATCAGTAAAAGTAGAGGAAGAAAATAATGATGACAGTATGGGACAAGATACAGCCCCTTTTTAATGAGGCAAATTGTAAAGTTATGGGAATGAACATTAAATATCACAGGAACCTGAATCCGATACTTGTGGAGTTAAACGGGGTTAAGGTAGGAGAAATCAGTAAAACCAACACAGGATACAAACTTGTAACTGAAAGTGCTTTTGGCTCGTTACAGGTGGAATGTGGTGATGGTAATGAAGAAAAATTGAAATTAAGCAAGGAGGTAGATAGGGTATGTGGGATATTCATTTTGGGATTAATTAAACTTTGAGAACTATGGACAGCGTAATTAAGTCGTACTTTTTGGATAAGGAAAAACCTATTGCAATACGGGTGTTTTCTAAGATTCAGTTTGAGGTTGTGTTAAAATACTTTGGAGTGAAGGCTATGTCTTTTGAGGGTGAGAACTTCATAAGTTTTAGCGATGGCTATCGGGCGAGTAAAAAGGGTTATGGGGTAAGTAATTTACCCACAATACTTACCTTTGCGGAGTTTTGGATGATAGCAGACGAGGACTATATAGTTGATTTTGATAGGATTATTAGGAAGTAAATGCAAATAATAGACTTATTTTCAGGGGTAGGTGGTTTTAGTATTGCAGGACATCAACTTGGTTGGGAAACCATTTTGTTTTGCGAGAAAGAACCATTCCCACAAATGGTATTACGGGAGAGATTTCCAGGAGTACCTATTTTTGACGATGTTTGTAAATTAACAGGAGAAAAAATCAATGGACTTATTCAATCAGACAGACCAATTATCCTCACAGGAGGTTTTCCTTGTCAACCGTTTTCAGTCGCAGGAGCAAGAGAGGGTACAGAAGATTCTCGACATCTCTGGCCGGAAATGTTTAGAATTATCAAAGCAGTCCGCCCGGACTACATTATTGGGGAGAATGTGCCTGGATTACTTAGTATTGAAGGGGGAATGGTATTTGAACAGGTGTGCCTTGACTTGGAAAGCGAAGGCTACGAAGTCCAGGCGTTTGTACTTCCAGCTTGTGCCACAGGTGCACCGCACAGACGGGACAGAGTTTGGATTGTTGGATATAATGCCAACACCGAGAGCAAACGACAAGAATCATTCACTACAAGGGCAGAAAAGTTTCAATCACAGATTAGAACGGGGTTATTTTGCGGAGGTAGCCCTGAATGGGATATTAGTGGAGAGGATGCAGGGGCTAATGGCAACCCCGAACACAATGGACCACCTTCCGAGCCGGAGTTACGAAGCAATGAAAAAACAGGCAACAACAGGTGGCAGGAAGAACAGACAACGCCCGAGCAACCTTCGGGAGCAGATAGACCCGTTGATGCAACAGGCATATACGGAGGCAAGGTTGGAGGCAAACGGGTTACTCCCGACACCAACGAAATTCGATTACAACTCAGCAAGAACACCGGAGAAATGGGAGGAGGACAAAGAGAAATACAAGAATCAAGGTGTGAATCTTCAATTACCTCTAAAGCAAATGGCAACATTGGGGTTACTCCCGACACCACAAGTAATGGACATACGGGAGGATATTCGGAAACCAGAGGAGAGGTCGGAGAAAGCCAACAAAGGGGGTTGCTCGAATCTTCGGGAGTCAATTCAGGTAACTACTGGGGAAACTGGCCATCTATCTCACCTTTTCACTCTGGATATGATGGGATTTCCGAAGACATGGTGCGACATATCCGAACCACTCTTGCAGAGGCTGGAGAAACGCCTGAAAACATTGAAGCGTATATCCGAAAAGAAACCAACTGGCTCAGGAAACAAGCAATAATGGCAGCAGGAAACGCAGTAGTTCCAACAGTAGTTTTACAAGTTATGAAAGCAATACAGAATCATTATGAAAATACTAACGATTGACCCTTCAATGAGCCACACAGCGTTGGTTCTATTTGAACTAAACACGGAATCCATGGAAGCCAAAGTGGCTTGGAGTACCACCATTAACACCGAGAAAGCCAAAAAGAATAAGCAAATTCGGGCAAGTTCCGATTTGATTCAGAGGTGCAGGGAACTTTATGAACCTATACAATACTACCTTAAAATATACCAACCCGACCTAATCTTTGCGGAAACGCCATCAGGTTCTCAAAGTGCTTCGGGAATGAAGTCTTATGGAGTAAGTTGTTTTCTCCTTGCTACATTAAGTCCTGACCCTATTGAGGTAACCCCTATTGAGGTAAAGAAAGCCTCTGTTGGAAGTAAGACTGCAAGCAAGGCAGAAATGATAGCGTGGGCATTTGAGAAACACCCTGAACTTGAATGGAAGTTAGATAAGTCAGGGAAGCCCCAAGTAACCACCGAGGAACACAAGGCGGATGCAGTAGCGGTATTCTATGCCGGACTACAAACATCTGACTTTAAGAGAGTATTGTCGTTTAGGAAGTAATTTTGTAACCTTACTACCTAATTACTCGTATATGCACACAGGTCAGGAACTACGGAAACATTTATGGAAGAAAGTTTTAGTCAGAATACCCAATGTAGGCAGTTACTTTGCCACTTTGGTAATGATTGATGAAAAACTCCATGAATGCCAAGTTCGTGATACCAAGCATAAAGTTCTTCACAAAGTCCGTTTCAGGCACATTCGTTTAATTAAATAATAAAATCTATGCAGACAGAGTACTACTCCGACAAGACACGCCTAAGCAGTTCAGGAATTAAACACCTGCTCAAAAGTCCAAGGCACTATCAACTTTACCTGCTTAATGGTATCGAAACTACCGATGCCATGAATCACGGGCAGTTCATTCACACCGCAACTATGGAGGAATCTGAAATACACAACAGGTTCAGACTACTTGCAGACCCAAGGCTTGAACCAAATAAAGAAGGTAAGATTGAGTTCAGGTCAGCACTTAACAAATCAATAAGAGATGAGTTTATTAACCAGTGCGAACTTGATGGCGTTACTCCCATAATCAAAAAAGATGATTGGTATGAAATTATTGCCACCGCAGGTTCCGTTAAACAAAGTCCTATCTACAAACAACTATTCCAAGATGCAGAAGTAGAGAAAGAATTTCATTGGACAGACCCACAATACAATATCCCAATGAAAGGCAAAGTGGATTTATTCAAAACTCTTCAAGGTTTCGCAGTAATCGGGGACTTGAAGAAACTGCCTGATATTGATATTGAATCCGTAAAGGGATATGTTAAGCACAAAGACAGGCTTATTCATTGCCAACTTGCTATCTACTCCGAGGCTATTCAGGAAGTATTAGGACTTGAAACTAAGTTCCATATTGTCATTGGTTGCAATAAAGAAAGCCAACAAAACGGATTCTTCCTCGTTCCACAAGAACCTACGGATGGTACTTCTGTATGGCAAGACTATTCTATTAGTGCAGGTAAAACTATCTACACCCGAGGTAAACAGATTTACAGAGATTGCCTTGACAGATTTGGAAACCCTTGGGAGGATAATGTAGTATGGCCAGGAGTAGAATACTTTGCCTCAAACGAATACGGATTAATTGAACTTTAATAAATAAATCACCATGTCAGACACAAAAGCAATTCAGAAACAGGAAAGTGCACCTGCAAAAATCACTAACCCATCAGAGGCTATTGCAGCAGCCAAGCAAAGATTCCTAAGCGTAATGCCACAGGAAACATTTGTGAAAGAAGCCAATTTTGCTTTACAAATTATCCAAAGCAATCCCAAAGGATGGCAGAATGTGGATTTAATGTCTATCCGTAGTGCAGTTGAGAATATCGCATTTACAGGACTTACATTGAATCCTGCTATGAAGTTGGCATATCTTATCCCACGCAAAGGAAAGGCTATATTTGAAGCCGGATATGGTGGATTGGTGAAGATTCTAACGGATTCAGGTAGTGTAAAGAAGGTTGCAGCGGTAGTTGTGTACGAGGATGAGGAGTTTGAGTACAATGCGGCAACACGAATGGTGGTCAAGCACGAGCAGAAGTATGCCAAAACAGAGAAAGAACACATGGCAAGAAAGGTAATTGGTGCCTACTCTTGTGCTACTTTAACCGATGGTAGTTTGGATTATGAGTTTATGCCTGGTTGGGAACTTGATAAGATTAAGTCCAAAAGCGATGGTGCTAACTCTCAATATTCCCCTTGGCAGGAAAGTAATTGGGCAGATGAGATGCGGAAGAAAACCGTTATTAAACGCCACTACAAGTACCTTCCTAAGTCAGAGCAGGTAAGTAAGATTGTTGATTTAGATAACCAGCAGTTTATTGTTGAGAAGCCAAATATTTCTGAATTATTTGTTCAGAGTACTGAAACAAAGATTGAGGATGCTCCGTTAGACATCACACCACATGAGTAAGAACAAGACCTCAAAAGAATCAACCGTGCTTCGGGCAATTAATTTTGCCCGAGCATTGGTTGGCATTTCCAACCCTAAAACCGAAACAACAAAAATGGAAACTGGCTACGACAAAATCCAACGAAAGACTTCTTCTGAACATAGAAGTCCTTCTGGTGTAAAACTATTGGCACAATACCTTGAAAAGAATGGTGTTATTACGCCTATGCAAGCCCTTAGTGAACTTGGCATTTACAGACTTGGTGCAAGAGTATTTGAGCTTAGGCATGATTATAACTGGCAAATTACCTGCGAAAAGTTTGCGGTAAAAGGTAAGATACATTCAAAGTACATTCTAATTAAGAAAGGTAAAGAAGTATGAAACATGGCATTTGGATTCTCGTTATACTGCTAATGGCGGTTGTATCAATTCAGTTAGATAGGTACAAGAAAATAAAGCAGGAACTTAGTGAAATCTCTTGGGATAAGAAAGTGCTTCAGGATGCTTGGTATGCTTACCATGACATTGATATTCAGTTACAGGCTTTGCTTACAGGTTGTCCGGATTCTGCAATGATATACCACACAGCGTTAAGTGAATCAGGGAACTTTAATAGCAATCAGTTCCAAAGGAATAGGAATCTATTTGGGTTTCATAATGGTCAGGATTACCTGAAGTTTAATCATTGGAAGGAATCGTTTGACTATTTTATGAATAAGTTCTATTGCGACATTCGCCATGGAGAAAGTTATTGTGCCTTTCTCCGTAGGAAAAAATTTGGCACAGGAGGATTTGTAAACTATTGTACACAGAAATAAATATGAAAGGACAGACAAAAAAACAGCAACCCGTAAGTAAGCGGAATCAGGTTTTTACAGTTCAGGTAAAAGACCATGAAGGCAAAATGCGAGAATCAAAAATATCTTATCCGATAAAAGTTTATGGCAGACAGGATTGAGCATATTGAATTTTGGGAATACCCCAAGTTGCCTGATCCAAATGTAGACTATGGCGAACCGAATCTCCCCGAATGCACTTGTGGCGAGTGCGGATTGGTATGGGAGACCGAAGATATTGACGATATGGGGCGGTGTGGTGAATGTCGACCTGTTCAGGCTAATGATGGGTGGTAGATAAATAGTCAGGTGGCGCAATGGTAGACGTTGTTCCGAAGTACAAGGAACGTAAAATGGGGTAATCCTCATAGTATACAGGTTCGAATCCTGTCCTCGGCTAGACAAGTTGTATGTGGGAGGTAGAAATATCTCCTACATCTCTTGTTTCTTAACAAGAGGGTTCGTATATTTGTGACTACAAAATATAAGTATATGAAAAGATTTTTTGACAAAGTAGAAAAGACTGATACTTGCTGGTTGTGGACAGCAGCTATTAGAGGGAAAACAGGATATGGTGCATTTAAACTTAATAGCAAAGTTATAGATGCACATCGTATATCTTATGAATTACATAATGGTGTAATTCCTAATGGAATGTATGTTTGTCACACTTGTGATAATAGAAAATGTGTAAACCCTAATCATTTATTTTTAGGTTCTCCTAAAAATAATTGGCAAGATGGATTTGATAAACAAAGAATTAAACCATTAGGAGGAATAGATACAGAGAAATTAAAAAAACATCCAAGTAGAGGTGCTTATCTAAGAGGATGTAGATGTGATGAATGTAAAGCTATCAATAACATGATGGTTAAAAGATATAGGGAAGGATTAAAAAATAAATAATTCTGTCCTGACTACTAAAGATAAAAACAAATGACACAATTCGACATCATCCACCTAATCCGCACCACCAGAGCCGAAAAGGGGTATAAGCAAACCGACATGGCTGAAATGCTAAACATGAACTTGTTGGCATACCAGCGACTTGAACAGGGCAAGACCCAACTGCCCGTGTTCAGGATGTTGCAGATATTTAACTTGTTGGGGATTGAGATAAAATTGAGCAAATGACAACCTACCAAATCTGCGTAAAATTGTACGGACAAGCCACCGTAGACCAATGGCTTCTGAGCAAGATGGAAGAGATACCACCGCCAACGATTCAACTCGATATGTTTAACGGCTTTATCAGGTCGTTTGATGTAACCAAACGCACCACCAGACAATACGAGGTAGTTCGGATTCCAGAGCGAAAAATGACGATGGAGGATGTCATCAGTTCCCAGCGATACGATGCGGTGAATGTCCGGTTCGTGCTGGTCAAATACTTTGTGGATAATTACCCAAATTACGACTTCAATATGATTGGATTGGTTTTCGGAGGCAAAGACCAAAGCACCATACGCCACGCATATCAGGAGGCTTGTAATCGCTTGGATATAGGCGACCCAGATACAATCGAGGCGTGGCAAAGATTAATGGATTTTGTGAAACATAAATAAATTAAACCCGTATAAACTATCATGGCAAAGAAAGAACCAAAATTAAAGCACATAGTAATTATTGGAAAGTTCGATGATGGCAATTGCCGTCAAGTATTAATTAATCCAAAAACTCAGGATGTCGTATTGTCTGCGATAGTTGCATGCGAAGGTAGTGTTAGAGTACTTGATAAAGTTATTGATAATATTGACATTGAAATACCTGAATAACCTTTTCACTTCAACCCCGTATAAACCAATATGACACCTTTCAACACCACTATCACCGAAACGCACCCAGACAACTTAGACTGGCTGTATCATTTCCAACTTCCAGATGGTCGAACCGCTTATATCGAGCCACACTCGATTGACCACTCCAATCCGTACAAGTACCATTCATTCCTGCTGAATGACATCAGGAATAACAAGGTATTGGAAATCAGGCAGGGTATAATAACCCCGAAACAAGCCTATCGGGACTGGTTCGTGATGCCGTTTCATACCGACCGCAAATACTTCTTCCAGTTAATCATGCCTGAACTAATTATTGACGGCTGGGACATTGACGAACTGCTCAAAATGGAGAAGGAGTTTAATTATTCAGGACACAACGCTTTCAAACTATACCGCAACGACTACGGGCATACCTGCTACGATGTCGAAGCGATTGATAGAAACTACACCGGCATAGATGGCTGGTACATTGGAATCATAAAAGACAAGGAGGTTCAAGATGTTTGAGATAAACGGCAAAATATATACAGAACGCCCACAACAACCTAAAAAGAAAACCAGAATAGGTAGGATTGAACTTATGGCAATGGCAATGACTTACATTAATCTGTACAATTACGGAGGCTCAAATTATACCAGACCTTTTCCGAAATTAAAAAATAGTTTGGTTGAAGAATTTAGGCTCATTCAAGAAAAAAAATCAAGCCTTTCAAGAGCCGAAAGAAAAATGATTGAAAGTCGATTTCATACAGTTTATCAGGAGGTGCAAGATGAGAACTAACCCATACACTTACCGATTCGGCTACAAGATAGCCACATACCCCCTTGCCGTGCTTTGTATCGCATTATCTTTCGCTTGGATAAGTACAAGTATCAGTCGGGATAATTCAAGAGAAATGGAGATGTTTTGGCGTTCCGGCTACATTGAAAGTCGGGCGATGCTGAACTATTCGATTCGGGAGAAGGATATATTGATTGATGTTATTACCGCTCAAGAATCGGGCATATGCGAAATATACTGCGAGCATATCAGGCAGTTTAAGATTGAACATGCAAAGAGACACGGGAATGACAACTAAAACCCTATCCAGTGGCATCCGCATTGACGACAACAGGTCGATTAATTGTGGCGTGTCAATATCGAATCAGAATAACCCGATGTATCTGCTTTGGTACGATTCAGGAAGAAACGAGTTCGCATTCACGATAAAAACCACTGAAAATGTTTACTACATGGACGACCTGAACGACTACATCAACGCCCTTGCCGATATAATTCAGGCAATGGCTGAGGCGAATGAGTTTGTAAATAATGTAACAAAGTAACACCAAACCCGTATAAAGTAATATGAACGAACAAACTAAACTCGAAATCCTGTGTGCGTATTTGCCGTATGGGGTGGAATGCCTTATAGATGGCACAATTACGGCACAAATGCACTCTGTTTATTCAGATGGCACTTGCACATTTCACGACATAGTCGAGTCGGAACAAGGCTTTAAATCAGTTCAACCCATCCTGCGCCACCCGAACGATATGACGGAGGAGGAGTTGGGTAATGTATATGAAATATGGGATAGCACTACGGAGGTCATTGATATGGCTACCAAATACCTCCGCTACCTATGGTCTATCCACATCGACACATTCGGAGCGATTGAGGCAGGGTGGGCAATAAGGAAAGAAACTAATTAAACCAGATATGACACCAAACGAAATCCAAAACCAAATCAATCAACTCCAAGCCGAGTTGGACAAACTCAAAAAAGCCGACACTTACTTTCCCGAATTGGGCGAGGTTGTATGGGTATCGGACGACTTAGAAGAGTGGCATAAGCGAATCTTCATCAAGTTCCTTGGCTTCAAATCCAGTCCGTACAAATGCGTCTGGGAAAACAAATCCAACACGACCAAGAACTATCTGCTTGGGAAAAATTACATCACCTCAGACTGGGCTTATTGTCGCAGGATGGATGGGGAGATTATTCCGTTCGGTCGGGACAAGTCAATCCAATACCATGTTGCCGTACACGAGGCGGTAACAACCGAACCGAACCCATACAGCGTTGATTGGTCAAATGCTCCTGAGTGGGCGGAATTTCATATGTACGATGAGACTAAAAGCGGCTATTTTAAAGGGTGGGTTACGAGAGGTTGTTTTTGGAGCGGCTGTTTCGCACCATCCGGCTTCACCCTCCCCACCGGATTAGATTGGAAATTATCCAAAACAACACGACCATGACAATCTGGATTAACAACACCGAATACTTCGTCAGTGCCGACCTATTCCCCGGCTACGACCTTGAACGATTGGCGAGGTGGTTCAGCAAGAACCGACCTAACCAAGACATGCAAGCGTTTGTTCAGTTCTGGCAGAACCGAATCAGTGGGGCAGATGATAGTTTCAAAGAGATGATTGTACTATGAAACGGAACGAATACATCAAAGCATTTTATTCGCTCGGTATAACGATACCGGCACTCGCTCAGGCGTATAACCTTCCTGAATATTATGTTGAACGAATTGTAAAGTATGGGAAATAATATGACAAAACGATTTAAAATTGAACCCGACCTTACCTGCCCTGAGTTGGCTGGGTATAAGTTGCCACAGATTGAACGCACCCCGATTGCGATTGAGGTGGAGATGGACTCAACAAAAAGTTTATTAGGCGTTTGGACTGGATTTGTTCCAGCATTAAACCCAGACGGAACGGTGAAAGGGAGGTATATTTATGAGTAAACAGCAAACCGCAGTGGAGTGGTTATTGGAAAATATGCCAGAAGATTATATGGCATCTATTCCTTATGAACTTGCAGAACAAGCCACCCAAATGAACCGAGAGCAGATAGAGCAAGCCTTTATAAAAGGGAATGAATTCGTTCCTAAATGGAAAATAAATGGTGTGCCATATATTGAATCTGAACAATATTATGAACAAACCTATGGAACTACAAAAAGCAGTTGACATCTTAATGCACCTGCACCGCCATAAACTTGGCAAAGCAGACAAGCCAAATTGCACCGATGCGGAGATTAACACAGCGAGGAATGTGTTGATGCACTATAATAATTTGCAAAGAACTATCGTTGCCGGACGAACAACCGGAGTAAGTAAGTTATGAGTAAAAACAGATTAAAATATGTATTGACAACAACCTTTTTCTTTTCTGTTTCAATGATTGGATTTTACCATTCTGTTGGATTCGAAATTACCGTACTTTTTGGTATGGTAATGTTATCTGCTGGAATAGCAAGCATAAGATACGGAGGCGATTAACCGGATTTCTCCGGAACGAAAGAGGACAGCCCTGCTTAATGTGGGGATGTTTTATTTTAGAACAACTCTCAACCACGCATTACCCACAACCGGAGTAAGTAAGTTATGAAAAAATTATTTAAAAGTATATTTGCGTTCTTTTTGGCATTCCTTGTTTTCCAGTTAATACACAATTACGGGTTATGGATGGCAGAATTAAAATGGAGTATTTCTGATTCTTCTTTACTTATTCCCGAAACGATTGTTGCTATGTTATTTGCTTTTGTTTTTTATATACTTGGAGAGGATAAAGATTAACCGCAACCCAAACCGGAGTAAAATCATTCAACCCCTGCCTAACAAGTAGGGGTTGTTTATTACCCGGTGATTTTTAAAAACCGTTTTGCCCCGTTTTCTCAGGTTTAATCCAACCCGAAATTCAGGACCAAGCAAGGCACAAAAAAACCCAAGCTAATTAAAGCCTGGGTTTCTTTTTTTACTGCCAACCTGAATCCTTAATAGTCCGGTCTTTTGTTCATCACTACTTCATAAAGATTAATCCATGCCATAAACCAGGTAATCATGAAGCAACTTAGAAACGAATGAATAAGAATATCGGAGTAGTAATTGTATCCCCGAATCCGCTTCAGGAATATAGCAAAGACTAAGTAAGTAAGGAACGGTGCCCAATAAATGAGCTGCCAAATGATTAATGCTTTCATTCTTTGTCCCCCCTTTCCCGTTTGCTCGTTTCCCTTACACGGATAACTAAATCCATTTCTAAGGCATCTAATACTGCCAACAAGGACTTCAAAGATAGGTTCCTGCCCTGGCATACATTGTAAACAGATACCCTACACATACCCGTTTCCTGCCCTATGGTAGTATTACTTTTTTCTTCCATTCTTTTGGCTATGGATGTTTTAATCAAAAGATTCTCTAAGAATCTCCGATGTAGGGTTTCAACCCTGTTTGTGAACTGTTCTTTTTTCTTCATTGGTTTGAACTTGGAATGTAAAAAAAATCATTGTCAATACGGTAAAACTTCACCATTGGAAATTTCTTTCTGTTTCTGGGGACAAACAAAACTTCTGTGGAATCATGGGACAAAAAGAACCCATACCCTTGTTTGTGGATACTTGCTTGGTGGTAGATCCATTTCTCAGGATAATGAAGCCTCGAAGGTTCATTGTGTTTTGATACTGAACAGGAATAAAGAATCCCTGCTGTAAGGAATGCAAATAGTACTTTCATTTAGAAATTGAATAAAGTGTGACGAATGACAAATAATCCTGTGAGCAGGATAAGGACAACAGTAATTACCTCGTCCCTTGTTAGTGGTTTTGGTGGCCTTGGTTTGAACTTTCTCATAAGGTTTGTAAATTAAGTTAGTTCCGGGAGCAGGAATCGAACCTACCTGAATACCCAAATGTAATCCCGGAATCAAAGAGGATTAAACGGTTTCTTTAATCATTATAGGCATAACTATAAAGTTATCATCAACCCATGCAGCCCTGTTGGGGGTTGATAGGTTCAAAGTAACTTCAGGACTTTTGCTGTCCTTTAATACCTGAATCAAAAACTTTGCATTGAATCCTGCCAAAAATCCATTTTCTCCTGTCCATTCGCAAGGAACTGTGGTACTGAATTCCTTTGAGTAATCCATATCCTCAGCAAATAGGCTTAATTTATCCTCAGTGAGCATAAATTTAACCATTGGAACAGTTTTATTAGTGTACTTCAAACAAGCCTCTAAGGCCTTAATAATTCCATTTCTGTTAATGGTTACAAAAGTGTTTGTTTTTTCAGGAAGCACATTCCGATAAGAAGGGAACTTGTCGCACATTAAACGAGTATAAAAGAATCCAAAATCTAAATGAACCTTTGCCCGTGAACAATCTGAATTTACTTCTATGGTCCTCGTTGCATTCAGAATTTTATGGACAACCTTTGCCGGAATCACAAAATCGAAATTCCCTTCTTTATGGTATTGGTTAGGTTCTACCTTTAGCCTGTGTGCATCCGTGGAACAAATATCCTTACCTACAAATATCCCATTCATAGCAGGTTTAAGCTCATCAGTACTTGCAAAGGGGACAAAGCCTGTAAGGTCCGGAATTGTAGTTTTGAATTCAGGAATGAATTCGGGAATCGAAGGGAATTCAGAATTATTTTCCCCGTAAGACTTCATATTCATTTCTCCTGCTGTGAATGTTATTTCGTAGGTTTCATAATCTAAATTCATTTCTACAATTTGATTCCCTAAGGTTTTTAATGTTTCCATAAATTCCTGAAAATTTATACATACTTCAGGAAGGTTCTTGTATGGAATGTGAATCGTTTGTTCAAGGTTCGTACCAGTAAATCCCTGAGAATCTAATTTCAGGCATTCTATAATAGGTAATTTGTGACGTTTCGGAATTACCGCCTGCATTGGTGCAAGAATTTTGATAAGGAAGGAAGGATTGATTTTCATTGTTTTTTCGGTTTGAGGTGAAATGATTAAAATTCTTTGATGTATTTCAAAATGTCGTTCCTTGTAACATATGCACCGCCAAAAGAAGGTTCAGAGTCAAAGAATGTTAATTTTCCGCTAAGGTCGTGTGCAATAAACCCGTCAGGTCTTTTGTAAAAATCCATTTTGTTTAGGATGTCTTTGAAATCCTGCAATGTTACTTTGTTTGTTTCTTCTGTGGTTTCCATGTTTTTTATTAAATAGGGTGAAATGATTAATTATGAATCTCAGATTTTACATTCAGTACAATACTACTAACAGGAATATTCCCCTGTATGGCTTCCCATATAAGCAATATGGAATCAATTCCGGTTTGAGCGTGTAGTTCTATCAAAACTTTTTCCGCTTGTTCTAATCCCTTTGCTGGTGATTTTGTCGGGTTTCCTGAATTACTTTCCCGTTTGTCCTGAATCTGTGTTTTTACTTTTGCCGGAATTACTTTCCCCGTTTCTGAATCTTTTGAACTTTCGATAATTTGTCTAAGTTCGTCCGGATTGTCTGTCCCCTTCATGGCCTGAATAACAACAGATGCACTTACTTTCCCCGTTTCTATTTCGGTTTTTATTTCGCCAGGAGCATAACTCAGGGACAAAATATCCCTTACATACTGTTCCGAATAGGTACAACGCTTGCAAATTTCGGGAATGGTTTCTCCTGCAAGTTCGAGGGACTGAAAAACTTCCGATAATTCCAAAGGAGTTAAACTTTTGCCCGAATTCCCGTTTATCTGTAAATACAAGGAATCCGCTTCAGAAAATTCCGTTTCAGGTTTGACTAAACAAGGGACCGGAAATTCAAAGCCTTGTAAACTTAGTTCCTGCAAGGCACGGAATCGTCGGAATCCGTCACGAATGTGGAATGTGCCTTCAGGACTTTCAAAGCCTTCTAAGGGCTTAATTAGCCCGTTTATACGGATATTATCCGCAAGGTTAGAAATATCCCCATAATCCGTGCGGGAATTGATTTTCTCATCGGATATTAAATCCGAAAAATTGAATTGTTTTACTTGCATGGTTTTATTGGTTAAGGTAATTATTGAAAAATTCTTTTGCCGTGAATTGTGCATCCTCAAAGGTTTCATATTTCCAACCTATGCAGGTAGTATCTGAAGGTTTTCCGGTCCTCGTTTCATAGGTTCCGGATTGATTCCGGACTATGTGACAAATTATCCGGTTTTTGTGTTTGAAGGTTTGAATTACATTGTTTTGCATAATGTTTTTATTTTAAGTTCATACACGGTTTTACCCGTGTTTCATCCTTACGGAATCATCAGTGAACTAAATTAGAATCTATTCCCATTCTCATAAAATTCCCATTCATATGCCTCGCACATTTCCGAGAATCCTTCCTCAGATAATTGATATTCATAATCCTTGCAACCTGCTGAAATTACAGAATCAACACAATAATTTAGAATTTCCTGAAGGTTTGTGTATTTGCAAGGCCTTTGAAGGAATCTGTAAATAGGTTCCATAAAATCAATATCCGCACAAAATCCCGTGAACTTGCATTCGTTTTTTAATAATTCTACATTGTACCTGTTATTAAGGTATTTGTACAACCTTACTCCGGACAATTCAGAATTATTGTGTTCCGAAATTCTTACATTCCATGAAGTATTCCCCCAGTCTATGGAATAATTTTTCAATTCAATATCAAAGTAATTTAATGCGTATCGAATTGTTCTAAGATAGTCATCGGACCAATAAAATTCTGTTGAATAGCAATAATTGTTAAGGGCTTTTTGTTTTGCGGAATCGGATAGTTCCGAAAATTTGTAAACTGTTTTTTCAATTGTTCTCATTTTATTTTTGGTTTTAAGGTTAGCTCCTGCTTCAGGGATCGAACCCGAATAATATCCCAACCACGGGAGCAGGACAAAGGAATTATTTAGATTTATTCCGGTAGGCTTTCATAAGGTAATTGTAAAGGGCCTTGTATCCCCTGTTTGACCTTCGGGGATTTTCGTGGTCCCTATACTCATCTACGGAAATTGAATCCGTGGTAATTGTACTAAACGGTTTCCCGTAAATTAACATAGTGACTCGGTAATGTCCGTGTCCAGTTTGGGTAATGCTGATGTGTTTTTTGGTTTGCATGGTTTTTAAGTGGTTTTAAGGTTTTACAATAATTCAACTGCACTAATTACCCCGGCTTTATTTGCTCCTGCCTGAATGAGAACTAATGCCCAAAATTTCGGATTTTTACCCGCTGGTGATGCTCCGGATTTTTCGCCATTACATAGCATGGAAATTAAGCTCATGTAACTTTGATAATGATTTTTAGACAACTCCGGCCCGTTTTCAATTTCCTGAATTTCCGGCCTTATGGCCTTAGACAATGAATCTAAGATTGTTTTTAATTCTGTACTTACTTGCATGGTTTTAAGGTTTGATGGTTTGAATTACTTGTTTTTCCATTCTTTTGTGCATCTTGAGGACCTGTAAACAGGCATTCCGGATAAATGGTATTCACTTACCATTTTAGATACATAGTCCCTAAATTCTTTGGGGTTTGTGGGGGAATCGATCCCAGGGGTGAAACTGTCCACGGTTTCTACACCAAAGGAACCACGGAAATTTAAAAATACTGTCTTTTGCATAATGAAAGGTTTTAAAGGTTAAATTTTTAGTTCCCGTTCCTGGATTCGAACCGGGCAAAGCCTCCGACAGGCACGGGAAATGGGGGGTTAGATAGTTCCGTAATTTACAACTTTGAAAGGTTGAAAATCCGGGACCTTCTGAGCTTCAATTTTTTCAATATCTAAAAGTGAAGCAAGGAAATTTGAACTTTCTCCTTTGGTTATCCGGACAATGTTCTGTATTTGCTCAGTGTATAGTGGCTTGAGGGCTTCAAAGTCAGAACCGGCATACACTACCTGAGCTTTAATATCTACCTTCAAATACATAAGGATAACTAAGCAAATATCATTTATCTGCTCAGGGTTGAAATACTCCCGAAATTCATTCATAAAATGAAGGCCGGAATTAATTTCCTCGTGACCATTAAAACCGGTTCCGATAGTTCCAACATGACCGGTATTTAAGTTCGTGTAATTAAGTAAAACGGGGGAATAGGTACTTTTTTTCTCAGCGTTTAATTTACCCGTCTTTGGGTTAATTGTTTGAAAAATTGACCGTGTGCCTTTCCCGTTCACATACTCACAGGAAAAAAACGCAGTAGTCCTGAGTCTTCCATAAGGATAAGAATCTACCTGTATTTTTTCGCCTAATTTATGCACCTGAATAGGAGTTACCTCGAATTCATAAGATTCCGAATCTGATAAATTAAGGTGCTTTTTTGCCTTCTGGATAGCCTCTGATTCATTCAGGGCATTCAGGGCAGTTCCGCGGGATAACCAGGTTTTACCGGTTACTTTTGCATTGATTTTGTACTGATTCATGATTTTAGGTTTTTAAGGTTCCCGGAATCCGTCCGGTGCGGGTTTTATTAAATATCAAACAGGAATGTGGCCAAAGCCCTAAGAGGCATATAGGACCCCGCAATTAAGGCGAAAATTAGGATTTTCCGGTCTGTTTTGTTTTGTGTTTTCATAAGACAAAAGGATTAAAGGGTGAAAGGATTAACAGTATTTATATGAAATTACGGCTTCGGAACCACAACGGGACAAAACTATAAAGTAAGCGGAGAAGGCCGAAATTCCATATACCCCACAAAAAATACCTGGCTTATCAATTCTCATAAAATTAGACAAGGGTAAAATTTCGTTTCTTTCTTTGTCAATTACAAAGGATTCATCTTCTAACTTTTCATGGCTTAAGTAATCCATTTCTTTTGAAACAGTTTCTTTTTGAAATTCTGATAATTCAAAGAAATTCAAAACGGGTGAGCGAAAGTAAAATGATGTTTGCATAAGTTTTGAGCGTTAAATTAGATTAACGGGTACAAACCTACAAAGTTTATTTTTAATTTGTCAAGTAACATTTAACCTAAACACAAAAATATTTTTTAACTCATTGAAAACCAACACAAAAAAATTTACCTATAAGAAAAAAAAAGAATAAACCAGGACACAAAAATAAGATACAAGACAAGATACAGACACAAGGAAAAAACAGAATTAAACGGATGATTCCTACACTAAACTAAACTTAGAAAAATTTATCTGGTGAAGGTTTGAATAACGGAATAAAGGGAAGGGAAGGAAGGGATTAATAATGGGGGGGTAATTTCCCTTTATGGAATTCCAACAAAGGTCCTCACATTCCGGAATAGATCAACCAAAAATAAAGGGACCAACAAAGGAGACCAAAGGGCAAAGGGATTAATTACATTTATCTTTTTCCGTTACATATAACTATTATTATGTTAAGTAAATTATATTTCATATTGTAACTAACTGAATAACAAAGGGATAAGCCGGAACAGGCACAAAGGGAATGTATAAAGGTATTAACCACATTATAAGTAGTGATAATCTCAGGGGCAAAGGAAGGACCGCATCCGGACGGATTGAGACCCCCCCTTCATCGGAATTGCGCATTTCGGATTTTCGGACCGCAGGCCGGCGGGGGTGCTCGCATATAATCATACCCCAACTTTTCATTCGAGGTAAAATTTGATATTTAGTAATTAGTCTTAATGTGTGCTATCCCCAACTTTTCATGCTAATCAATTTTCAGTGTTTCGATATTTATGCTGAATTTACTTTTCACACGCAACAGAATATGTAAATCGGTTTGGATTGGATTTCTGGTTTGCGTTTCAATTAAGGTTGTGTTGTAAGTGCATGGTAGTTAAACTTCAATCAAACATTGCCCTAAGAAAGAAAACCTGATATATCGCCCCCTGCAATTGAGGGTAGGAGCATTGGAGGGTTGGGGATTGTGTTGTATTTGTAGTAGGGTGGGTCGGTAATGCGAACTGCCCGAAATTCATGGGGGAATGAAATTTAAAGCGGCTGGTTGTGGGCTGATGTTGAGTTGTGGTTGGGGTATTGTTGGTTTATGTGGTTTACAGCCCAAAAAGCGGAATGAGCGAATGTGTAGTGTGGGATGTTGTGATATTCGTGAATGTAGCGTTTGGGCGTGTTAGTTGGTTGGAAATACAGGTTGGTGCGACTGGTTTGCGGGAGGGTAGGGTAGGTGTAAAAGAAAGGATCAGCGGAATTGTTTGTTTGGTGTTTCCCTAGACTAATATAGGCTGGAATTTTGAAAAATTAAATTGGTGGTTTTCAGTTGTTTATGTTTGTGTTTAATTTCATAACTTGCGAAAATCGGACACTTTCTGTCCGAAAAAGGGGGTTACTCTGACACTTTCTGTCCTGTTTTTTGTAACTTTGTATATTAGTTTGTACTTTTGTTTTTGTGAATGCGAAGGATGCTAATTACGAGAAGAGGTTGAATAATATGTGCATTGACCACTTTAGTTATATGAGGTTGTACGGGGAAGCACATGTTTCGTTGTTTGGGTTAAGTGATAATGCTTGGAGGTTGCTTCGTGCTTTGGTTTTGTGTAGTGATGTTGAGGATGGGTTGGTTCATGTGTATATAAAGCCAATTAAGATTAAGGTAAAGGGGTTAGCGTTTATGAGGGTAGATGATACGGATTACAACATTGACAAGCGGTATTATCGGGCGTGTAAGGAGTTATCGGATGAGGGGTTGTTAAGGAAGGTAATGGGAGGTTTTGGTTGGTGTTTGTTTGTGAATCCGATAGTGGTGTATATGGCGGATTACAGGAATAGGAAGAATTTGATTGAGAAGTGGAAGGTTGATTTCAATAAGAATTTGGAGATATGACAGAAATACTTGAATTAAGTGATAAGGATATGGAGTGGGTTACGGATGTTGCGTTCAATGAGTTTAACGGGAAGTCGGATAATGACTTAGGGGACAGGTGTGTGAATTGCAATTTGTATGATAGGGTTGATGCGGAGAAGGGTGTATGTAAGTTAAGTATGTTGGATGTATTAAGGACAGACTGTTGTTGGATGTTCTTACCAAAGGTTGTAACAAGTTTAAAGTAAGTAATATTATGAGACCAGAGAAAACATTGTACTCGGAGTTCCACTTGGGACTTAAGCCAGGGCAGGCTACCATTAACATTAACCACAGTAATCCTGAGGAAAGGAAGCCTTCGGTAGAGGTTGTGTGTCGTTTTCCGTTTAAGATTGTAACGGAGGAGGGAGAGGTTTACGAGGCAGGGACTATGATGAAGTTGAGCTTTTGGGCTCGTGTGGCTAAGAGTGGCAGAGTATGGCATAGTGGAGGTGTGTCTGCGGTGGGGGAGAAATTCTATCGTGGTGGTTCTTCAACAAGCAATGGCAGTATGGGCACGAGTACTTCATCGGGGACAAGTTCAGGTATAGGAACTGGAGCATCGGTCCCAACGAACAATACGGGCCATGGAACTTCAGCACCGACTACGGGAGACGACCTTCCGTTTTAAGGCGTAGATTTTATGATGAGAATACTGGTTCAGATTTGGATCAGTATTACTCTCATATTAACCCTGGGATGGGGTTTGCGAACAGGAATAGTAAGAAGCACGGGAAGTATGATGTGGACTTTATAGGGTTGTTGAGGCTTCCTATTGAGTTCGGGGGTAGGCTGTGTAAGGTAGGGGTGTTTGTTAAGTTAATGCCTGACAGGAGAACGCAGTATTTGAGTTTGCGGTTTATGGAAACGGAGAGTGTTGCGGAGAACATTGTTACGAAGAAAACGGAGCAGATGTTAGAGCATATGATTAAGACTGGTGAGATTTACGAGTTACCGGGGGTGGCTGAAAAGTACGGGGACATTATGAGTATTGAGGTAGATGGGTTTGATGAAGTTAATGATGAGTATTAAATTTGCCTTATGGAAGAGAATAGTAACAACCAAGAAGAGCCTGTGTGCCGACCTTGTTCAGAAAAGAGTAAGATTATAGAGGGGAACTTAGTTGCCGGACAGATTAATTATAGTGTCAGGGACAAGGCAAAGAACCTCATTAGTGGTATAGGGGATATGTTGAAGGAGAACTATGTAAGTAATGAGGAGTATATGCGTAGGAAGGAAATATGTAGGCAGTGTCCTCACAGGCTTAATGTATTGACGAATAAGCACAATCCTGAGAGGGTAAGTAAGGCGGACAAGTGTATGGCTTGTGATTGCTTTCTTATTGCACAAGTAGGGAAGCTTAGGGGCAAGTGTTGGTTGGTTAATCAGGAGTGCCCTTTGGGGAAGTGGAAGGTTTAGTCCTGAAATATTACTTCCCATTTATCTTTTGCGTTTTCGTTATTGAGTATTTTATTTGTAACTTCAATTACCTCCCGTAAGTCATAGGCGTTATGAGTAACTATTAGAATGTTGTTTACTGTTTCAAGCATTGGATTACACTTGCACGACTGAGTTTGTTCGTGGGGTTCAGTGTCATTCCGTGGTATTATTTGTATTGAGGTCATTGTTGCGTATGTTTATTGTTAGGTGCAAGGCTACGAAACTGCATCTAAACGAGCATTTGTGATTTCAATAGCCTTTGGGTTAATGTCGCAACCTATAAAATTTCGGTTAAGTTCTTTACAAACTACTGCTGTCGTGCCACTACCTAAATAGTAATCAGCCACTACATCACCTTCATCTGTAGAAGCCAAAACAAAACGACTTATTAGTTCCTTTGGTTTTTGAGTTGCATATCCTGTCCTTTCAGGCTGACAATGAAGCATAGGTATATTTACAATGGTATCTGCAACTCTGCTATCCCTAACCTCATAAATACCCTTCCCTTCATCATCTTTTACATATATTTTTTTACCGTTTACCTTTTTTATTTTACTAACAACTATTGGCTTTGCCCTTGCATCTTCTATGGTATTAAATGTATAATTCCCAAGTGCATAGAATAAAATAACGTCATTGCTTTGCGTAAACATCTTTTTTCTTGTATCGGGTATTTTATTCATATAATACCAAATAATCTCATTGCGAAAATTATTATACCCAAAAACATCATCCATTAAACAGCGTAACCAATGGCTAATTTTGCAATCCATTTGTAAATAAATTGAACCGTTTTGTTTTAGCACTCGTTTCATTTCAATAAGTCTTGGTAGGTAGTGGCTTTCTATTTCGCTTCGTATTGGCTTTAAATCTTGATAATCGCCAAAGTTTCTACCTGTGCCATAAAGTATATCGCAATAAATCATATTTACGCTTTCATTCGGCTGTGATTTTAGTAGTTCCAAATTATCACCGCACTGCACATAACACGAGTTTGGCAAAATTGCCGTTTCGTTTTTCATAGGGATTAAATTTACAAGTTCTTATCAAGCAATTCAAGGATAGCAAGCCAATTTTCCTTGGTCTTGAAGTAAATCTCCATAACCTGTGAACCCGCTTTTTCCCGATTAAGGTATATATCTAAGCCAAAAATTTTTTCATCGTCCTTGTACGCATAATACCCAGCGAAGTCAATCTGATTGAACGAAAAACAAACGAATCCGTCTATGTAAATCTTTACCCTGCCATTGTAAATCTTAAAGCCGTAGGTGTGTTTTTTAGGTTGTGTTTTCATAGTTATTGCTTCATTAAGTTACTAACTGCCTCGTTTATTTGCTCAATAGTCTTTGTTTCGACAAGGAACCTTCTATGGTCTGGGCTTCTGTTATTGAGTATTTCAAAGTATTCCCACTCTTTAATTGCACCTTCTTTGGTTTCGTGAGTGCAAGGTACAACAAGATTTTCTCCTTCGAGTATTCCGTACTTGCCTTTTTTATTAATTATAGAGAGTTGGTTCATTTGTTTTCTTACGAGTTTCTGGGGTGAAAGTTACAGTGAATTGGGGTTATTGAGGATTATTATACTTCTTATTTCTAAATTTCCTATTGGCTCTATCCCTTCTTATATCATCCAACTCCTTTTTCCTTACAACTTCAATCGCTTCGCTTACAGTAAGTTTCATTGGTTTTAATTCACCATTTATTTTGTACCTCCTTTGCCATTTTTTTGCACCGTTACCACCAAGAACCCTAAGAACTTTTTTCAAACCTTTGCCACTATCCTTATTTGAGGTTTTTTTCTTTCTCTCCTTTTTCAAAACGACTATCACCCCTCCTGTCTTTTGAACATAAACCCTTTGGTTCTTATCCAACTTATCTTTTCCTTCTAATGTGTAATCTTTCTTTTGAACATTATACACATTGTCAATAGAGTTTATCAGTTGATACTCATGGATAAGCATATCTTTCTGATTGTTAAAGTATTGAACAACCTCGAATTTGAAAGACTTTGCCCCAAATTTATCAAAGTCCCTTTGTAACTTGTAGTTGTGATGCTTCTTGTTAAACAGGTCTTCGAGGTGCTGCTTTTTTCTTGCTTTGAAATCCTTAGTTGAGCCAAAGTACACCCTATCGTTTATGATGTTGGTAATTTTGTAAACTGAAAAGTCCATAGTACTGTATAAAAATGAAAAACCCTCAAGGGGTGGTGCGTCCTCAAGGGTTTCTAATACCGGGTAAAAGCCGATAATTTCTTTAGTTACACATTGTACGCACCACCGTAACAACGCAACAAAGTTATTTTCTCCTTACGACAATTCCAAACAAAGGTTACATTTTTGCTAAAATATTTTTTCTTACCTTTGGTAAAAATTTGTTTGTTATGGCAAAGGCTAAAAATATCGAAACCGTTGTTGAAACTGAAAAGGAAAGCACTCCTATTACAGTTACAATTCATATTAATGTGAATGGTCGCATTGTTGCTCGTACCATTACCGTTAAGTCTGACAAGGAAATTGACGAGAAAGTCCGTAAAATCACCAGAAACATTAAGTTCTTTGGTGGTATTTTGGTTCGTGTTCTCCTCAATGGACAGTCTGCTGAAGATGTAATTTTCAAGCGGATTGAGAAAGTATTGAACAAGAAGTAATAATATAACTTTATGACAGAGGTAAAACCCCAAGGTGTGAAAGTAAAGCACCGCACTTCAAATTTTGAGGTGAGCATAGATGAAAATACGGGAAGGAAACTAAAAGTCAGCGTAGATGTGGAGAACCTTGATTTCATAGTCCATGGTGTTTCTGCTTTGATGAAGGAACTTGAGAACTTCAAATACAGCAAGAACACTATTGATAGTGACATTCGGGCAACTGATGAACTCTTTAAGCACACTATGGCTCTTCTGTATTCAGCCCGGAACTCCGGTAGGCTTGAAACAGAATAGTCCAAATGGCTTCAGGGAACGACAAATACGGTAAAGTTTTATTAGAGAACTTAGGGGACTTGTATTCACTTTTAAGTGAACACGGGGCTGAAAGTGTATTGCCTACTGCATTCGTTGTTGAACTTGAAAGGCAGGGCGTAGTTAGTAATTCTGACTATATGCCAGGGGAAATACTTTACAACCGCAAGCAGAAAGAACGGCAAAAAAGGCAGAAGTATATTGCCAAGCAGTTAGAAAAGAAGTTTGGCAAAACCCACACCAAGCAGTTATTTGAACAGATTAGTGATAACCATGTTGAGATTGTCAAGGGTAAGTTCAAGAATGAGCCAACGGTAATTGTAACCGAGGAAAGGAAAAAGCAGGAGCAGGAAAGCGTAGAGGTTATTTACCGAGGGGGTGTAATTAAGAAAGAGGATTGGATTCCGTACAGGAATGATGATAAATTTGACTTTGACCCACAATTTATTCGTTGGGTTGATAGTTGGTTTCCAAGGGGATTTAGTTATGCCACAGAGTATTCTAAATTCAATATCTATTGCCAACAGGCAGAGGATTGGTACATGGCAGGGTATGACATTAACAATGCCCTTACCATTGACGAGCAGGTAGATTTCTGTTTGTCAGAAAAGCGTAGGTATGAGGAGAATAGCCTGTACTATGTTTACAAGAATGGCAGGTTAAAGGATGGTAGTTTTGATGGAGGCAGGAGAAGAATAGAACCCTACAAGGCACAGAAACTACTTTTGTACCTACTTGATTGCGGATTGTCAGTTGTTATTGGCAAGATGAGGCAGTTGGGTATTACGAGTATTTTGGGAATGGGGGCTGCTTCCAAGACTATGTACCGAAGGGAGTGGTTTACCAAGTACATTTGTGAGGATGATAGTAAAACCCGAAGTGTATTTGAGGATAAGATTAAGTATCCCATAAGTGAAACTCCACACTATCTTGTTCCAAGCAGTTTTAGTGATGCTGAAAGGCAGTTGAAGTTTGGCTTAAAAGAAGTTAAGGGTAGGGTAGCAGGGGCAAATAGTAAGATAGAGGTAGTTCCCCCAAGTGCTACTGCTGTAAACTCAGGTAGTCCGCAGTTGGTACTTATAGATGAGATTGGGAACATTCCCGTACTTACCAAAATGGTGAATGAATCCCGACCCACGATGTTTATTTTTAATCCGGAAACCAAGAGGATTGAGTATAGGAGGCAGTTGTTTATGTGGGGAACAGGGGGTGAAATGAAAACGGATAGTTTTGAAACCGAGTTTAAGGCAGCACTAACGAATTGGAGGGACAGAAACTTTAAGTATGGTATTATTCCTGTGTTTTTGGATGCGTTTTGTAAGCCAGGAATACAGGGTGATTTCTATGAAACCGAGAAAAGGAATGCGTATAGCAAACAAGGGGCAGACCGAGAGGCTACAATAGCACAATTTCATGCGGCATATCCTGTTCATATTGACGATATGTTCATCAGGAGTGTAAACACCTTAGTTCCTATTGCTACTTGTAATGCACACCTGAAGCGTATATGGAGTTTGGAGGAAAGTGCAAGACCGATTTATGGTAGGTTTGAGCCTGTTTTTGACACCAATAGTCCTACAACGGATATTAATGATTGGCCATACAAAGTAGTTGGGGTGATATTCGTGCCTATGAGTAAGGAGGAAGATCCACCAATAATTATGTTCCATGAGCCTGAAAAGAATTGGAAGTACAGGTATTTTCAGGGGACTGACCCTATTAACACAGAAAGTGGGCATAGTAAGTTTGCGAGTGCTATATGGGATGCTGAATGGAATACGGTTAGTTGTCAGTTGTTTTGGAGGGTAACAAACTTTGTGGAATGCTATCAGCAGAGTTTATTGATGGGGTTGTACTATGATAGGAAGGATTGGAGGGGTGTTCCAGAGTTAATTGAGTACAACATTGGTGCGGATTATATAGGATTTAGGGAGAGAAAGGGATTTGACAAGAATGTTATTTTCAACAAGGAGTTGAATCCTATGATGCACATAGATGGGGCAAGAGTAGGTATTAGCAATAAATCGGCAACCAAGGGTAAGATTATCAATAAGATGACCGAGTTGTATAACAACTATGCGGATAACATATTTATTGAGGAAACCTTTGAGCAGTTAAAAACTTTTGTTGAGAAACCTACACCAAATGGCGGAGTAAAGTGGCAGGCGGAGAATCTTAAAAAGCACTATGATGATATTTTGTTTAGTCAGACTTATGCTTATATGGCTTCTCAGTTGTATGCGAGTAGCAGTAGGTATCCGCAATTTACGGATGAGAATGCACCAAGGAGTGTAAAGACAACCTTCAGCAGGGATGCTTATGGTAATTTAAGGCGTGTAACAAGTTTAAGTTAAGTATATGGAAAATTCAGTAAATCAGTTCCCAGAGGAACTAAAGTTGCCTGAGGGCGTGGAAAGAGTGGACTTCTTTGTGTTTGAAAGAACGATTAACAAAGATGGCAGTATTGGAATGCAGTTAAGAATTGACAGCTCCGACCCAAATTATCCGAACACAATTAGTGCTTTTGAGGTAATTGGTGCATTGGAAACAGCGAAATTCAATGTAATGCAACACCGTTTTGCTAAAGGACAGTAAGACCGACCCCAATAAGATTGATTTAATACTGCACAATACGCAGTTAAAGAAGTTGATAATCAAGCGTATGCAGGAGTTCAAAGTGAATCCTCTACGCTTGATGGCTTCGACACAGGTAAGGTATGATGATTTGCGGTTGTGGTTAGTAACGGAGAGTGTAAACTCCAAGCCTTTAAGTCATTACGAGATATTAAAGGTATGTAATATGTTGAAAATCAGGCTTCGGGTTCAGTTGATTGTTGAAGAAGCCGAGGCAGATAATGCAATAAAATCGAAATACAGGTATGACAGAGACAGGTCAGAGAAAGTTACAGAACAAAATAATTCGGAAGTTGGACAGCAACTCAGTAAAGTTACGGGAGTTGATGTCAGTTCATTTGGAATTAGTGGGGGTATTGGCGAAATTAACTCCGGAGGTGACGGCGGTGGAAACCAAGGCGAGGTGTCCCAAGGAGGCGAGGCATCTGTTACGGGAGTTGAGGGCATTGGAGGGGATGATAAAGGAGTACAGACTTGGCGTTCGGGAAATATGGCTACAAGATATGAAACCGAGGGATGAGGAGAAATTTGGGGTGTTAAGTCAGTCTAAGGCGGTTAGGGACAGAAACTTGGAGGAGTAGGTGCTATAAGATTTTTTTGTATAGTAATTTAGACAGTTGTATCTTTGTCATAAGTTCAACTATTTATTTTCAAAAAATGGCTTTAAAAAATTATTCTCTCGTAGGTGTTTTGAACACCAATCCTTCAGCTGCAGCAAACTGCGTATTGGATGATGGACTTTTAACAGTTACTGCTCCTGTTGGCTCCCTTGCTTGGGGTGGTAGTATCAAATGGGTTGATGTAGTAAGTAACGATGTTATTACTCCATCTTCTGGTCAGTTTCAGGAAATCACTTTTAACACAAGTGTTGTAACTCCAACTGTAAACACTCAATACATTGTCAGAATTTATCCTGACCCTGCAAGTGGACTTAACCCAAGTACCTTTATTTACAACACTGGTGGAGCTCCTGCTCTTACAATTACTCAGTTGGTAAATGCTCTTGCGATTCAAATCACTAATGATTCTCAGGGTACTTACACTGCTTCAAATGCTGCGGATGACTTGGTTATTCAGGGCAACCTCGGTAACTTAGGTACTCAAGTTTATGGCTTCAATGCTACTATCAACTTGGCTGTTACTCAAAGTGTAACTGCTGCTCTTGTTCAGCCAGAAGGTAGTCCTTCTATCATCAATGCCAACACAGGTATTCCATTGTCTAACCTGACTGCCGCTTCTTACAATACTTACGAAGTGTTATACACCGAGAAAGTAGAGAATGCAGCAGGTACTTTTGAGGTAGTAAACCGCACAGCAGTTGTGTATGTTGACGATACCGCAGATTCAGGTGCTGGTTCATTCAATCAACAATGGGGTGACAACTTTAGTGGTGCTGGTACTACTGCTGAATACTTGTCTCGTCCGTAATTAATCGGGTATATAAAAAATGGTTGAACTGCCTCCACAGGAAGAAATGGGAAAGCATCCCGAATCTCTACAAGTGGAGAATCCTTCGCAAGAAAGGGGTTTGGGGGCTACGACCAAAAAACCTGATGTAAACTTTGGTGAGGATGTACTTTTTGTCCCGAACATAAATAAGGACAAAAGGTATATCCTTACCGATTTACGGAAAGAATATCCTGAACTTAATCGCATAGATGAGTTTAAGACACTCAAAACATGGCAAATGTATTTTGTGTGGCTATACGCAAGTCCTTGCAGTCCTTATAGTAAAACAGAAATACCTGAGGGCGTAAGGCGTAAGAATGCTACTGAAAGGGCGTTATACGATGGCGTAAACAATAGACTAAGACTTGGGGTATCTGATGAGGAATATGCTAACTACAAGCGTGGTGTGTTCCCTGAAGAAGTAAATTCCGCTATCCGCAGAATGGAAATGTTTAATCCTAATGCGAGGTTTAAGGCGAGGTTGGCAGCAGAAAAGATTCTTGATGACTTTATGGTGTTTTTAGATAGAAGTCCGCACGAAATTACGGACACAGAAGAACGCAAGAAGTATGTAGAAATGTGTGTGAAAATACACGATGAACTGCCAACGATTATTAAAAATGTTGAAGAAGGATATGGGGTTCGTACAGTTACTAAAAAGGTGGAAATTGAGGGTATGAAAGGGCGAACTTTAATGGATATGGCTCACGAAAGAGAAAAACAAGAACGATGAACTACTCTACAATAGGCGTAAGACCAAACAGGATTACCGGAATTGATGGTAAGAAAAACGAAGAGTACGACTTAGCGTGGGCGAACTATATCATAAGCAGAGTATTTGATTGGAGGCTGGATTTTTTCAGGGTTAAAACCGACACTAATTGGATGTTTCTTTTGGCTAACTACCAAATGAAATGGCAATGGATGTTGGATGAAGATATTGATACATTCCTGAATGATGAAAGCGGACAACCTAATGGGCGTATTCGGTGGCAGGATAATATCATGGCTCCCGTACTTCGTCAATATGTGGGTAATGCTATTCGTACAAGTTTTGAGTACAGGGCAGAACCTTTAAGCGAAAGCGTACAGCAAAAGCGTGACCAAGAAATGACCAAAATGATGGTTATTTCACAGATTGCCCAAGAAATGGGCGGTATATTCAAGGATATGCTTCAAGACCAATTCCCTATTGGAGAAGGTCCCGAGGACGCAGAAAGGCTATTTGATGGTTATTACTTTGATTCCCTTACCCGTGATGTAAACAACCTTATCAAAGTTGTTGCTGACAGAAACGATGTAAACGGGAAGTTAAAGAAGTGGATGACCAAGCAGTTGTGTGCTTCAGGAATGTGTGTTGTTTTCAACAAAGAACACTTCGGGCACCAAGTATTTGAGGGATTGGATAGTAGATATTTCTTTTGGGATATAAGTGCTCAAAGGGATGATTTATCCGATTCTATGTATATGGGGCATAAGGCATATCTTGACCCTACTTACATTTATGAGAAATATCCTGACCTAACGATAGAAGAGTGTGAAACTATTGAGAAGATTGCCAACTATCAAAACAATGGCGATCAATTTGACAATGGCATTTGGAATGGTGACAAGACTGGACGAGTTACTACTTATTACGCTTTTTGGCGTGATATTGAAGAACATGAATATGGTGTTGTTTCCGATGAAATGGGCAATGAGTTATTTGTCAGAATAAATTTTGAAGGTGGCAAATACACAGATAAAGACCTAATTGAAGCCACAGACGAGAAGTACAAAAAGATTCTAAGCCAAGGTACAGGAAAGCGTAGAGGCAATAAGAAGAAAAGAAAGTTCAATGCCGATGTAATTAGGTATTGTGTTTTCGTTTATGATGTTTCCGGAGGACCAATAGGTGATGCAGAAGATATGTCTCCGATTGTACTTGAAAGTGGCATAATGCCTTATCAGGAAACAACGAGTTTAGACCCAAGTAGTGCGAGATTCCCATACGCAGTTCAAACCTTTGAGTATTGGAATGGATTAGTTGTAAGTCCTTTGGATTCTATGATTGACCCACAGCGTATGATTAACCGCTATTGGTCAGCACAGGAACACCAAATCAATCGTGCTACTCCTCCAATTACTTTAATTGACAGAGGCGTAATTGACGAGGAAGAAGGGGAAGAAGGACTTCGTAGAAATATCCGTAATGGAGACCCTGTACTTGTAAATGGCAAGTTCAGTTTGAACAATGCCGTTGCTAATTTACCTGGTTCAAGTTTAAGTGGATTCCAATACCTAAGTGCTGCAATCGGTCAGGTTAAGACTGCTGCCTTGGCTATTACAGGCGTAAACGAGCAAATGCTTGGCACAGGTAGTTTGGAACTTGTACGGAATAATCAGGCTATGATTAACAGGGGTACTCTTATTCAGGAGGACTTCTATTTCAGTTTAGCGGATTGTATCAAGCAGATTTACCAAAGTATTGCCAACAGAGGAAGAAAGATATATGCCGATAGTCCACACACTTTGATTAATGCAGTAGGGGATGAGGGTGCTGAAAGAGTTAGCTTCACAAGTGAAGATTTGTTGGCTGACTTCCGTATTAGTTTACAGCGTAGCGAACCTGAAAAAGAGTTGATTAACCAAGGTAATGTTATTGCGATGCAGTTACTTCAAATGCAGTTGCTTGACGAAAATACGGTTAGTAAGATTCTCAACCTTTGTACTCCTTCAGAGGTATATAGTGCAAGTCGCAGATACCTGAAAATGAAGCAAGAAATTGCAAGACAGCAGGAAGAGGCAATGGCAGCACAGGGAATGCAAATGGAAGCACAGGCACAGCAACAGCAGGTTGATAATCAGTTGATGCAGTTAGCACAAATGGAGAATGCCAATCAGAATATGGCAGACAACAGGGATGCTAAGTTGATGGAAACAATGATGAAATCCGAGGCACAAATAGCAAGTAGGCAACAGCCTCGTGGTGGCGGTGCTCCAAACCAAGTAATGTAACTTTTAATTTCTATTTATATGAAAATGTCCGTTTCAAAAATGAAAATGAGTACTGGTGGCGGTAAAAAGACTGCTAAGAAAAGTGCTCCTGCCAAAAAATCTGCTATGAAAAAAGTAGTAGGCATGGCAAAAAAAGCCATGAAAGGCGGTAAAATGTCCGGTGGAATGTACTAAGACTACCAAAACGAAAGAGTGCCCGGGCTTCAGCAACCCGGGCATTTGTTTTTTATAGCATGTCCACTTTTTTGTACGAACAAAAAATTATATATAACTTTGTCTAAAATAATGGACAAAGTATGTCAGAACAACAAGTAACTTTTAGCCCTGAACAAGAAGCACAAGTAAGGGCTGCTATGCAGGATAATCCCTTTGCGGATGACCTGACCCCCGAGGAATTTGCCTTGATATTTGGAGATGGCACAACAACAGAAACACAGCCTCCAATAACAGACGAACCACCTTCCACTCCTGACAATGACAATCAGGACTATCAGGATGAACCTGAAACACCACCTGCAAAAGATGAACCTGAAACAGAGGTAGGAACAGAGGAAGAGGAAGATGATGATGAACCAAGTATCTTTCAGTCAAAGAAAGGTTCTAAGGTAAACTTCAAGGATGAATCCGATGCAAAGAAGTATGTAAAAGAAAAACTTGGCTTTGATGTGAGCACTCCTGCAGGTTACGCTAAACTCGTTGAGGCGTACAACAAACAGAGGTCAAATGCACAAAAAGCCACAGAGTTAGAAAAATTCAAGGAAGAAATAGAAACAGCCTTTGCTGAAATGCCTCCTGAAATTGTTAAGGCTATTGAAGCCTACAATAACGGACAGGATTGGAAAGACGCAATAAAGACTGCTCCTGCTTTAAGACTTGATTTTAATAAGGACTTGGAAAGTCAAGACAAATGGGCGTTAATCGAAGCCTACGCACCAGATGAATTGACCCGTGAGGAATACGAGGATGACCCCGATTCCCGAGAAGTCCAACGCTTGTTGAGGGTTGCCGAGAAGGCTTTCCGACTTGACAAACAACAGAATGACCGACAGGTTGCTGAGGCAAAGCGTGTCCAAGAACAAAAGGTGAAAACCTTTAGGGATTCCGCACTTAGTTCGCTTGAACAGGTCAAAGCCGACTTCCCTGGCATGGATGAAAAAGAGTTAAAAAAACTCGAAAAAACATTGACAGGTGGCGGTTTAGGTTCTGAGTTTTTCAATAAGGATGGCACATATCGGGCAGACGCTGCTAAGAAACTTGCGTTAATTCAGTATGCTCCTACGGAGATTGACAGGCTCGCTAAGAAACTTTCTAAGTTGCAACAGAAGAACAAGGAGCTTAGTGACCAACTTGCCGGAGTGGTAAGCCGTGGGAGAGATACCATTAACGATGAGAAAGGTGGCAGGAACGAACTGCAAGACCCGAAAATGGCAAACATTCCAGCATGGCTTCGAGATTAACAATTTAACTTTTAGCACAGAAAATGGCAAGTACACAGTACACCCCACCCAATGCGGCGTATAATAATAACTCCGCTAACCCCCTTGGTTCCTTTTGGGGCCAACTCACAGGTCGTGAGCAAGCGATTCTTGAAAGAATTGTTTACAACAAAATCGTTGATTCTGCCCCACAGCAGTTCTATGATTTGAAACTTCTTATGGACAAAACTCCGGAACAAAAAACTTCCGATGAACATGAGTGGTTCGAGGCTCCTT